GAACAACGGCGTGTGTGGGTGCTGGGTGCCAGATCGACGCCCGTCAGCCACCCCACCAGCACCCAACGTCATCACCCCGATCAGTGGCAAATACAGCCCGGTCGGGGTGATGGCTTTAATCGACGCCGTATCCGCCCAAATGTGCGACACGATCGCACGCACGATCCCGCGCTGTTCTTCCACGGTTGTTGCGTCTATGAGCGCCCCGGCATCACTCAGCAGATCGAGCGCGCGCTCCAGATCGAGCCGCTCGTGTTGCACGTCCGCCTGCGCCCGCTGCGCCTTGAGGGCGTCCCGGCTGCGCGCATATTCGATGTCACTCATCGAGCCGTCGAGATAAACTATGCCCAAGCGCTTGAGTTGCGCATCGATCGCCGCTACGTCAACGCGTGGGGCGGTTTGTTCGCTTTCCAGCAGCGCGTCGGCACGCGCTAAAATCTCGGCATGCCAGGAACGTGGAATATGCAGCGCCCGCAGATACGCACGCATTTGATCTTCGAGCGCGTGCGCTCGGGCCATCGGTGCCGCGCAGGTGCGATGATCGCGTCCGCTACATAGGTAGTAGTATTTCGATCCGCGTCCGCTCAGGTGGTACCACATACGCTTGCCACAGCGGGCGCACCGCAGCAGCGACGTCAGCATGCCGCCCTTGCCCAGCGACGGCTGGCCGCCGGGCTTCGAGCGCTCACCACGAATGCGCTGCACCCGATCCCAGTCGGCTTGGTGAACGAGCGGTGTGTGCTGCCCTTCATATTCGACGCCGCCCGCCGACACGTAGCCCAAATAGGCCCGGTTGCGTAAAATGGTGCGCACCGACTCGCGCCCAAACAAGCGCCGTGTACCGGTGCGCCAATCGAGTGCCCGCCAGCCGCGCGCATTCAGCTCGTCCGCGATCGTGGCGTCGGAATGATCGCCGCCGGCGTACCACGTAAACATTAGCCGCACGGCCTCGGCGTCGGCGGACGGCACAAGCGCGCCCGCCTCGTTCTTGGTGTAGCCCAGCGGTACGGGACCGACCCAGCCGCCTTGGGCGGCCTTTTCGCGCCAGCCCTTTTTTGTTTCCACCGACAAATTGCGGCTGTACATTTCGGCGAACACGCCCTGCACCTGGAACATGGCCCAGCCCATCGGTGTGGAAAAGTCAAGCTGCTCGCTGACCGACACGAACGCGCAGCCGCGCTTGCCCAGCTGCTCGATGATGTCGAGCGTTAAGCGGAGATTGCGGGCAAGCCGATCAAGTTTATGCACGATCACGGCCTGGATGCGCCCGGCCTGGATGTCGGCGAGCAGCCGCTGGAGGGCCGGGCGGTCTTCACGCCGCCCGCTGATCCCCTCATCGGCATAGATGCCCGCCACGTGCCAGCCTTGGCGCTCAGCATAGGCGCGGCCTGCGCGCTCTTGGGCTGCCAGGCTGTAGCCGTCGGTTTGTTCTTCGGTCGACACGCGAATATAGATTGCTGCCTGCATGCGTTTACGCTGCCTTGGATGTATCAGGGTGCTGGGGTGATTGTACGCGATCTTGGGTACGAGCAATGCGGATCGTGGCGCGCGCCAGTACGTCGATCAGCGCATCGCGATCACCAAGCTGCTCTGGCTCGTGCCAAACCACCGCCTCGTCGGCACATGCATCTTCTCGTTCTACATGTTCATTGTTCACTGTTCATTGTTCCTTCGTGCTACCAGCCTGCCGACGTCCGCAGCTCCTGCCACCACAGCGCCACGCGCTCCCACCAGGCGAGCGGGGGCAGCACGAGCACGTGGCGTTCGCGCACGTCGGGCCGCTCATAGCGCAGCTCCGGCTCGGGTGGCGACACGCTCACCTGGTGGCAGCGCACTTCGGTAAACAAGATCATCCTGATGCCGCACACGCGGCATGCGCCCACCAGTGCATCGCCCTTGATCTCCATCGGCTCGACCTCCGTGCCGGGGCAGAAGCCGCAGCAGGGGCACGGGTTAAGTGTTGTTTGCATCGCTCTCTCCAAAATGGTTGTGGAGGTTTATCCGCGCGCTGCGTGCCCATGACTCGATCTTCTTCATGTCCTGCTGTTCGATGGCGTGCAACAATGTATGCAGGTATTCCAACACATCACACTGTTGCTCATACGTCATAAACTGCGGGGGCCACGGAACGTAGAGCATGAGTTCAATCCACCGCCCGTTCTCGTCATCAGGCATGCGAGTATTGCGCTCGTATGCCTGGACGCGCGCCACCTTCACACGAAGAAGTTCGGCAAGCTTTGCTTGTGTCATGCCCAATTCCACGCGCGCGGCGCGGAGCTGCTCGCCGTAGGTAGGTGGAAACTTCATGCCGCATACTCCTTGTGCTTAATCATCCCGCTGGCGGCCAGCGCCACGCCCAGCGCATCACTTTCGTGTTCGCTCACCGGCGTGCCGATGATCGTTCGCGCCGTTGCCAGCATGAGCGTTTTGCTCGCGTTGCCCGATCCGGTCAGCGCTTTTTTCGCCGTGGCGGGCGGCACTTCGATGGTTGGCATCCCGTTCCTCTGCGCTAGGTACAACACCATGCCCACCATGCGCTGCTGGGCAATCAAGGCCAGCGGCGTGGTGCGGTGTGCCGGACCTTCGTACGCAAGGACATCGGGCGGCCACAAAAAAACCCTCTCCTTCAACCAGGTGGCGGCAAGCTCGATGCGCGCACCGATCGCGGCAGTGCGAGGTGCATGCCACACGAGGGAGTGAACAAACGCATCCTCGGTCCGATTCCACACAACGGCACCGATGCTGGTGGAACTGGCGTCGAGGGCGAGGAGTAAACGATTAGTCACCGATTGTTCTCCTTCCATGCCGGCAGGTATCACAGATCCACCACCCGCCCTTGCCACTACATTCACTGCACGCTTCCGTGTCACCGGGCTGAAACCAGATCGGATCTTCGAACTGCAACGTTTCCCAGTCCAGGAAGCCGTCGCCGTCGCATGCGCCGCATTCTTCCCATTCGCGCGCATCGCCGCAGCGTGGGCATACATCGACTTCGGTCATCGCTTTGCTTTTGCCTTCTGTTTGGTTGCTTTGCGTGCCAGCGCTGCCGATTTGCGCCGTTCGTGCCGGTTCGGGCCGATTGGTTCTTGAAGCTTCACCTTGCCCTGCTTGCTTCCAATTTGCTGTAGGTACAGCAGTGATTCGCCGCGTGCTTCTGCCGCGAGCACCTCGTCTTGTTCCCAATAGATGCGATTGTTTTCGAGATTCACGTGGTTGTATCCTCCGTGCGTTAGGCTGCTCGTGCGCGCTTTCCGCGCTGTGGTGGCGTCGCGTTCGCTCGCTCCATAAACATCGTGATGCGGCGGCTGATCACGAGCGCGTACTCGTCGTCACGTTGCATGCGTTCGCTGATGTGGTCGATCAGCACGCTGTCGAGTAGCGCACGAAACAGCGCCTCGAACATCGGATCTTGTGGCGCAAGCGCAAACACCACGTCAAACAATGCACGGGCGGCATTGGGGTCGGTGGTTGCTTCCTTCGCCGTGCGTGCTGCTTCATCGGCAGATGCCGGGGCTTCGTCACGATACAGTTTGCGAACATCTTCCTTATTCATTGTTCATTCCTTGTTTGCTGGAGGGAAGGAGAGAGCACCCTCCTTCCCCTCCATTATGTACAGTCGTTAGGCCGGTAGGCGCAGCTGCTCCACCGCGTCGGCGAACTGCTGCAGATCTTGCTTCCAAAAGCCGTGGCGCTCGATGATCTCCCTGAACTCTTCCACATCATGTCCGCGCAGCGCCCAGCCGTTCTTGCCGACGGTGCAGTGCATCAGTTCGTGATCGACCAATGCTTCGCGCTGCGTTGGTGTGAGCAACTGCCACTCTTCGCTCGACATGAGGATGATAAAGTCGTACGCGGTTTGGGCGTCTTCTTCGTCTTCGCGCGTGAGAAACTGCTCCAGCGCGCTCAAGCGCTTGGCCGAGCCGAGCACCACGCGTCCGGCCTTCGAGCGCGCGGCGTCGGTGAATAAGTACAGAATGCGCGCCGGGATCAGGTGCGGGTGATACTCCAGGATCAAGCGTGTGGCGATCTGCTCCACGTCGCCAGCGTGGGTTATGGTTGCGTGTGCCATAGATCCTCCTATCAAAAGCCGAATGCGGCGTTGGAGTGCTGGTCGTAGGGCAGTGGCGGCTCGGGTTTATGTGCGCATACCACCTTCCGGTGTGGATGCTGTCCACGCAGTGCGCGGGATGCATTCGACAGTGCGCACAATCGCTCGTGCATTTCTGGACTGCCGTTGTGCGCTCCCAAACAGCGACCTGCTGCTGCAACAAACTGCTGCACGTGCGTCAGATAGGAGACAACATCAACGTCGGCAGTAATGCCTAGCCCGGCACGTATAACATTGGTTATCTGGCGTACAGCGTCCTGATGGCCCTGCCGGTATGCCATCTCGCGCGCGTCGTCCATGATTACTCGAGCATCCACGGCGGAGCGATCGAGGGCATCATTATGTAACGCTACGATATACGCGGCGATGTCCTGCGGTGTCGTTGTTGCATCGCCTTCCGCCCAAGGCACCAAGCTGTTGCAGTCGCACACGAACGCACCCAGCGCATCCACAGCCCGCGCTCGTATCCACGTGCCGTCGCCAAAGGGCGGCTCGACGGCGTACCAGCGTTCTTCCAAAACGTTCATCGTAGTTCATCCTCCACAAACAACGTCGGCTGCTGCATGGCTTGCAGTCGCGCCAGCACACGCCGCATCAGATTCAATTCGCGTTCGGCCTTTGCTTCGGTCATCCGTCCGCGTGCCACTTCACGCGGGTACACGGTTTCGCGGAGCGCAATCTCGCGCTTCACGCAGTTAATTTCTTCAAGAAGGGTATCCATTAGGCTGCCTCCAATAACGACAACTGTTCATCCGTGCGCCGCGTCCTTTGTGTGCGTCGCACTCAGCGCCAGCATCGACACGGCGGCCTGCACCGCCGGCGTTTGCACGAACGCTTTAGCGGCGGCGTTACAGATCGCCCGGTCAAGAACGATGCGGCTGCCGCCGACATGCAACACCCGCTGGTTGTTCTCCAAGCCAAAGTCGAAGAACAGGCGCCGCTCGTTTCCTTGTGCAATGAGATGATCCTGGGCTTCGATCATCAGCATGATGGCCGTCGCCAGCTTCACCATATCGGCATCCGTTGCCGGTTGCGCCGGCGTCGGTGCCGGAATCTCCAGCACGGGCGGCAGCGTGGGTGCTGCCGGCGCGCTCGGTGTTGGCGCGACCTCGATGATCGGCGGCGGGGTCGGTGCCGCTGGTGGTGCTACTTTCTTCGCCGGTGCCGGTGGTGGTGGTACCGGCGGTGTCGGCGCAGCAGCGTGAACTATGGGTGCGGGCGCGGGTGGTGGAACCTCGACCGGCTCCACGTCGTCGATGTCAAAGATCTCGGTGCGCGGCTTCGCGTCGGCCAAGCGCGTCTTGATCTCGTCCGTCGTCGGTGCAGCACCCGCCTGCGCCTCGTCCACGATTGCGGCAACCGTTGCCGCGTCTGCCGATGGTGACGACAACGCGTAGAGCGCTGCGGGCGGCAGATCCGCGAAAATGTTGGGCGTGGTACCGAACTTCGCTGCAACCTGCATATAGTTGCGCGCGGTGCGCTCGCTCAGTCCACAACGCTCCACGAACATCGTCCATGTTCCACGCTGTGCCCGCTCGCGGGCGTGCAGTAATTCCTGCCCAATGTCCAAAATGGCGCGCCGACCAATCGTCAAAATGCGCGCCGCACGGGCTTCCAAGTCGCGTGCATCCGACACACTTAAGCCGGCGCGCTCATAGGCAACCAGTTGGTCGCGGTGGCTTGGCAGATCGTCGGCGAACAGCTCGACCTGTTCATAGCTCGTCGGTGTCGTCATCGTCATCGTGATCCTCCTCCATGTGTACTGTCAACACTGTGGAAACATTGTGGATAAGTTGATCGACCGATACCTCGCCGGCCAGTGCCTGCGCCACGTTTGCAGCGGTGATCGGTGTGGAGCGCATCGAGAGCGTGGCGAGATCCACGGTTGTTTGCCATGTCGTGATGCGGCGCGCGAATACCAGCTTGTGCAGGTACTCGGCGGCGATGCTGGCGATCATCTGGTTGACCAGCAGCGACTGCCTGTTGTCTTCCATCGCTGCCGCACAGTCCATGCGTGGCTGCGCGTCGCGCTGCCGGAGCAGCTCGGGTGCGACGAGCGACGGGGCCGGCAGTGCGGTACACACGCCGCCCAGCGCGAACGCACCACGCAGCGACTCAGGGTCGGCAGCACTCCCCACGAGCACTTGGCCAGCGTGCTCGTGGTTGCCGCAGTCCAGCCACAACTTCCAGCGCGGGTGCGTCCATGTGCCCTTCATCCCCTGCAGCAGTGCGCGCCGGGCGTGGGCGTTATCGACGGCACCGACCAAGATGCGCGTCGCCGCCTCCCGTGTTTCCAGCGTTCGCACCAGATCGGGCGTGAGCATCTGCGGCACCGCCTCGATGCGCAGCCCCCACACGGCGTTGAAGCGCGCGGCTAATACCTCCGCCTTGTTCTTGCCGACGTCGGCGGGGCTGAACAGCTGCCGCCCGACGTTCTTGTGTTCGACATGGTCACCGTCCACGAACACCAGCCGCAGCGTGATGCCCTGCTCCTGGGCGTGCCACGCCATGCGCGCCAAGGCTTGGGCCAGGTGCGAGCCGGTGCCACCACACCCGACGAGCACGATCAGCAGCGGGCCAGGGGGCAGCACGAACGGCACGGGTGGATCGATGTGGAGATTAATCATTGAGGGCCCCCGGTACATACTCGTCGGTGAATGGTCCCAGATCGTCGAACACGGTCAGCGCCGGCACTTCGCGCTGCAAACCGTACACGTTGAAACGGCACAGGAGTTCGGGTCGGTCGAAGATGCGTCCGATCACCACGCTCACGCTCAACCCTTGATCGTCGCGGTCGTCGGTGTCGCTAAAATATGCCGGCATCCAGTGGTGCGAATGAATGTCGCACAACACGGGGAACGTGGGAACCTGGTAGGCTACGTGCGCCGCCGATGCCTGCTGGCGTGGCCGCAAAATCTGCGGCTCGGCGTCGCACAGCGCGATGAAGTATTGCTGCTCGACGGGCGTGCCGATTTGTCCTCCTGTGCCGCAGCAGCGCGCGTCCTGCAGCATGCTCACGAGGTATGAGCCGGGTAAGCGGTCGTGCATGCCTTTCCAGCGCACGCCCGCAACAAGCCGCGCCAGCCCCGGCACTGGCGGTGTGGCGGCATAGCGGACGAGCAGATCCAGATGCTCGTTGGTGCCGCGCTTATAGATCCCGTCATGCGCCCAGATGTAGGCCACGCCCGGCGCACGCGGCGGCAGCGGAGTATCCGGCGTGGCCACGTGGTGGCGTTGGAGCGCGCCGAAGATAGTGGCAAGATCGGCGGTCATAGCGCTCCTCCCCATGGCCCACCGCTGCACAGCCAGCTCAGCGTTAAGCGCGTCGGTACCAGATCGTCGAGCGGATACCGGCGCTCCTCGACCAACGTGTCCCACAGCGCGACGACACTCTGTGGCTTCGTTTTGCTTTTCCCGTCGGCAAGATGCAGATTGAAGTGCGAGTCAAGAAACAGATCGAGTGTTTCAGCAGGCGAGGCGACGACACCGGCACCGCGCGGCAACTCGACATCGCCCCAACAGATGCATCCATCCTCGTAGCAGTTCGGAAACGGCGCGACGTGCAGCACGTCATGGTCATCACGCGGGTAGGCGCGTGCGGCCAGCGCGAACACGCGTGCCTGCTGACCACACCCGCCGATCACCAGTGGCGGCAGTGGCACGCTCCATGTACGCCCGTCGCTTAAGTGCAGCGTGCGGCGCTGTGGTGCTACATACTGGATCGTAAACGGCAGCCCCTGCGCCCTGCCGGCAGCCAGCGTGCCCGGCGGCAGCAGCCCCGAGGCATGCGGCACGCGCGCCAGCGTGGTCGCCAGCGTGTGCGGATCGATCGGGTACTGGCACCAGCGGCCACCGGTGTCGCGGCGTGTCAGCAGCACCACGTCGTCGTAGACGCTGATCTGGGCGCGGGGTGTGCCTCGTACGACGACGTTGTCGACGTGCGGGCGCAGCGAGCGGCGCTGCCAGGGTTTTGCTTTGGGTGTGGTCATAGGGCACCTCGCTCGGCCAGTTCCATGAGCGGTGCGGTGCGCGGGCCGTCGATCATGCGGCGTCCCTTCGTCGCCATGGCGACGAGGTGCTTGGCAACCAGCGGCAGCGATGTGTGCGGCTTGGCGGCAACCTCCTGTTCCCACTCCCTAAACGCCTTTGCCACCGCTTGAGCGTCGCACACATCGGCAGCCATGCCGCGCACCGTTTCCCATTCCATCCCGGTGCGGTCGTACCCCAGGTATTCCAGGTCGGCGTCGGTATAATCCGCAAACGGGTTGCCGGTCGCAGCACACGCATACGCCACTAACGAGCCGAGGCCGGGATCGGCCTCGGCCAGCTGCGCGAGCGTGGTGTCGGCGGGCAGCTGCGGCAAGCGCGCAATCACCTCCATCAATGCGTCGTCTAGATGTGCGCTGCGGCACAGATACTCCGTATCCACGCCGGGACCAAACGCCGTGGGTCGGGCCATATGCCACATGGCGATCAACAGCACATGCTCGCGCGTGAGGTGCTCGGCGTTCTGCTCGTCCAGGATCGTGTGCAGCCCCACGCCGTACAGCTCCGGGTGCGGCTGTTCATACAGCCAGGCGTTTTCGCTCAGATACTCCAGCGGCTCGTCGATGCGGTCGTCGCCCGCCAGGGCTGCGACGGGATCGTCGGTGGGCGGCTCGTTTTCGAAGTACTGCGCCAGCGGCACCTCGCGATTGATCAACAGCTGCAGCGCGTTCACGGCTCCCAGAAGCGATTGCGGCGTGCAGCGGCGCTCGGCCACGTGCTCCTGGAAGAACGGAGGGAACAGCGTGTGAAGGTGAGCCACGAGCTGCAGCCCGATGCGCAGCCCGTCGGCCTGCTCGACGGCGGCGCGCTGCTGCAGCCCCACGTGCGGCGCTACCACGCGGGTACGGCGCTTGGCACGGCGTGCAGGGTGGTGCATGCGTGGCATAGCAGGTTCGCTCCTCGCGCGTTGGGCGATTGATTGGCACGGCTAGCAGCGTCGATCTGTGCGGTTAAGCGATCATCGCGGAGCAGCTCGGCAAACGTGCGCGAGCCGTCGACAACAGCTGCGACCCCCACACTCCGTTTGGGCAGGGCGCGCACGTCGGCGGGTACGCGGGCAAGCAGTGCCGCGAGGTCGGGGGCATCAAGTACCCCCTTGGTGCCCGCCTTCTTTACGAACTCCAGTGTTTCGTATTCCTGGCCGTCGATGGTTTTCTTTCCGGTCTTGACATCGGCGGTCGCCACATCAGGAAACGTGTTGGCCAGGTGCTGCCGAATGGCTGCCGTCTCGGTTTGGGCGGGAACTTGAAACTCTTGCCCGCTCACGATCACGATCTTGGTGTCCATTGGTGTATGCTCCATGTGTTTAGGCGTAGGCGTGAACTTCGGCCAAAATGGCGCGTGCCTGCGTGCCTGCGCAGCGCACGCATTCGTGCCCGCCGTTGATTAGTGTCCAGCCGCCGCCAATGCCGAATGCTCGTCTGCAAAAGCGGCAGATTCGTTCTGCCCCAGTTCCGCCCAGTGCGGCTGGGGTGTCGAAGGGTTTGGCTCCTCCTCGTCGACCAGGGCCAGCAGCGCGTCCGCTTCGTTCTCCAGCATGCGCTGCTGTGCGTCAGCGTTCAACACAACGACCGTCGGCACAGCGGGTGCATCGGGCGCGGATGCACGAGACGAGTGCATCCGCGCCCGATGCACCCCAAGCCCGTGCTCGTTGCGGAACGTTTTGCCGCAGTCTTCGCATACGAACGCTGGCGCGGCGGCATGACCGTTCTGTTCCGCAGGTGCTGCTGCTGCATCAGCGTCTGCGGGTGGCACCGCCGCCGCATCCAGTGCCGCCGTGATATGGGACACAAGCGGATCATCGACGGACGGGAGCGGGTACGGCTCGTCTGCGTTTGCACCAACGCCACCCGTGGGCGGTGTGCTGGCCAGCGCATCATCGGCAGCGAAGCGCTGGGCGAGCTGGTGTAAACGGATGGATGTTCCTAGCTCCTGGCGTTCGATCGCGGTGCGCCCGCCGTCACGCGTGATCGTCAGCACCGCGATCTGCGTATCCTCATGCACGATGTACACGCCCGGCTCGGCGTTCAACGCATCGTGAATCGTTCTCAGTTCCATGTTGGCTCCTCGTCAAAGAGTGTCGGTGCGCCCATGCGCAGCAACTTGGTTGTTTCGTCGAGCTTCGCCGTGCCGGTACACGCAGGCCACTGTGAGCAGCCCCAAAACTCATCGTTGGTTTTGCCATTGATACGGATCACCATCGGTGCGCCGCACGTGGGGCAGCGTTTTTCAATCGGCACCATGGCTAGTAGCCCTCCGGTGTGCTAAAGCGTGCCTTGTTCTTGAACGTGGTGGTTTGGGCGTCGTACCACAACGGCACCATGCCCAGCGGCCCGTTGCGGTGCTTGGCGACGTGCAGCTCGGCCTGCTCCAGTTCGCCCGTGCTGGGCTTTTGGTCGTCGTCGTACATGGCCGGGCGGTGAATAAACGCCACCAGGTCCGAGTCCTGCTCCAAGTCGCCCGCTTCACGTAGATCGGATAACACCGGCACTTTGCTGGTGCGCTTTTCCACGTCGCGGTTGAGCTGCGACAACATGATGAGCGGCACGTTCAGCTCGCGCGCCAATTGCTTCAAGCCGCGCGACAGTTCGCCCACTTCCTGCTGGCGGTTGTCGCTGCGCCGGCCCGTCGTGACGAGCTGCACATAGTCCACGATCAGCAGCTTGGCGTCGCGCTCCATCACCAGACGGCGTGCTTTGGCCCGCAGTGCTTGCAGCGTGATGCCCGAGGTGTCGTCGATGTAGAGCGCCCGTTCGGCCAACCGGCCCGCCGCGTCCACCACGCGCTGCAGCTCGTCAAGATCCAGATCAACGGACGTACGCAGTCGCTGCACATCGATACCGGTAAGCGCCGCGATGCAGCGCAGCAGCAATTGGTCGCGGCCCATCTCGACCGAGAAGTACCCGACGGCATGCGGCTGCGTGGCCACATACAGCGCGACGCTCATGGCGAGTGCCGACTTGCCGACGCCGGGCCGGGCGGCGATGCACAACACGTCACCACCAAACAAGCCGCCGATCAGATGGTCGAGATCGGCCAGTCCCGTACCGAGCGGGCGCAACCGTTCCGGCTCCCCTTGTGCCGCATCCAGCTTGGCGAGATACTCGTCCACGATCGTGCTTAAGGGCACGAAGTCCGTTTGGCGGCTGCGCTGCGTCACCGCGAACAGTGTTTGCTCGGCGGCGTCCAACGTGTCGCCCACGTCGTCGCGCTCGTCGAACGCTAAGCGCGCGATCTCGGCACTGGCTCGGATCAGGCCCCGCAGCGTGGCGGTTTGTTCCACGATGCGGGCGTAATGCTCGACGTGATACGCGGTGGGCACGCCGTTGGAAAGGCCGATCAAAAACGGCACGCCGCCAACGGCCCCAAGCTGGCCGCGCCGGCGCAGCTCGTCGGCGATGGTTTGAATATCGATCGGGCGGCGCTCGGCATAACAGCGCTGCATGGCGGCGTAGACCCAGGCATGCGCGTCCACCCAAAAATGATCGGCTTGGAGCCACGCGGCGATCGGCACGATGGCGTCGCGGTCGAGCAGGCACGATCCCAGCGTGGCTTGCTCCGCCTCGATATTGGCGGGGACCAGCTTGTCAGGCATGGCGTACCCCCGCTCGTGCTTGTTTGATTTGGTGCTCGATGGCCTGTGCTGCTGCCCGGTCGCGTCGGGCGTTGGCATCGCTCAGTGCGTCCATCAGCCGGCTGTATTCAGCTTTGCTCAGCCCGCCGCTGCCGCTCGCCGCGCGTGCCTGCTTGCGGTAGCGCTCCAGCATGGCTCCGACGCTGCCCGCCTTCCAGTTGTTGAGTGCCCACTCGCGTAGGATGGCCGTCCAAGCGGACTGATCCTGCACCTGCTCCCTGATCGCCTGCGCTTGAGCGGCGTTTGGCACCACACCGAACGCCTGCACATAGGCAGCGACGGCAGGATGCTGATGGTGCGTGTCGGCGGGCGGTGTTGTGTCAAGCGCTGGGGAAGGAGGGGGCACACGCACCGCTTGCTGCTGCTGTTGGTACTGCTGCGTGTCGCTGCCGGGGTCGCGCCCTTCATCGGCGGCACGCTTGAGCATCGAGCGCAGCAGGTTGATCGCTTGTGGTGTGGTGCGGAATGGCTTGGTGCTGCCGTCGGGATAGGCGCGGGCGGCAGCTTCGATCGTGGTGATCAGCGCATCGTACCCGTAGCTGCGCGCCAGCGCTTGCAGCCCGACGCGCTCGGCATCCGTCGGCACCATGCCCCGGCACGCTGCCCACACGTCGAGCACCTGGTCGGCATGGTTCGGCTGCGGTTCGGAACCGAAAGTCGCGGGCGCGGGCGTTCCCTCCTTCCCTCCTTCCAGACTCTTAATACCTTTTAAGATCATGCCAGGTTGTCGCGATCGATGGTGCCAGGTTGTCGCGATCGATGGTGCCAGGTTGTCGCGATCGATGGCATTGGTTTCCAGGGCGGCGACCGCCGCGTAGTCAAGCGTGTAGCTTTTGCCATGGTCGAGCTGGTCGGCTCCACGCTGGCCGGCGACCACGAGGCCGCGCCGCTCCACGGCCAGTGCGGTACGTTGGATGGTGCGCTCGCTCCAAAATGGGAATACGTCGCGTCGCCATTCCGCGTATGTTTTTTCCACCCACGCGCAGCCGTCGTCGTCAGTCCAGCTTGGGCGCTCACGCAGCAGATAGTGCAGCTGCTGCGTGAAGATCGCCTCGTTCAAGCCGATAGCGAGCGCCAAGCTGGGGAGCACCTGGAGCGGCGACTCGTCGATTAATAATTTGCTCGGTCGGTACATCTCAAGCCCCTTTCAGCGGCGGTGTCTGCGCTCGTGCGCAGGTAATACAGGTGGCGATGCGCAGCACGCCATGCGGGCAGCGCTCATTGGCGTCAGGCGTCGGGGCAGGACGATCCTCATCCGCAGCGGCACGTTGCAGCGCGGCCTCGATCTGCTCGTCGGTTAGGCCATCGATCAACCGCTCGATCAGCTTGACGCCGGCGCGATACCGCCCGATGCTCTGCTCGAACGCTGCCTCGTGCGCAAACCGCACGGTTGGCATGAGGAAGAAGTCACGAATGCTTTGGCTCATACCTGTGGCCTTCCTCGTTCATCGACAAGCCACAGATGGCGCAGCACGGTGTGATCACGAATGACGTTGCCCTCCGGCGTGTAGTCGTGCATGTGGAGCGGGCACAACATCACGATGTCCGCGCCAATATCCGCTGCTCCATCGGTCGGTCGTTCAGCAATCATGCGTACGGGTGTGTGTGGACAATCTTCAACAGCGCAACTGGTGATCCAGGTTGCCAACCGTGCGGCATCATGCTCATTCATCGCAGCACCTCGCGCCCGCGCCGCTCGGCGATCCCGTCATACAGCACCGCCGTGTCGTATTCCACCAGCACGCGCAGCGTCACTAGTTCTTCCGGTGCCCGATCCAGTGCGGCGCGGGTGTCCTGCAGCCGTCGCCCCAGGTCGGCCAAACGCCAGACGCGATCGCCGAAGTCGGCAGCCATGCGCCGCTCCACTTCGAGGCGTCGGGCCTCGTCGTTGGGGTACAGCTTCTTGCCCGTCTCGGGATCGGTTTCGGCACGCACCGCATCCATGCACATGTGTTGGATCGGCGTAAGCACATCGACCAGCTCGTTGTGTGCCTGCACCGTTTGCCCATGCACGCGGCTGGCCTGGTGAAAGATCGTGAGCGCGGCGGCCAAGCGCTCGGTTGTTGGGTGATTCATTCATCATGTAGCTCATGTGATGGCGCTGCCACCGGAGCAGCAGCGCCCTGGATGCTTATTGGTTGATGGCGGTAAAGGTGATACCGTCGCTGTTGACTGCAAAGTGCAGGTAGTCGCCATAGTCGGTATACGCGATGCGGTCATTGTTGAAACTATAATCGTTAGGACACGCCCAACGTACACGCCTGCTGTCCATGCGGACGGCGTAGTAGACGGACTGGTATTGGCCTTGTGGGCTTTTGCAGGTCCATCGCTGCCAAGATCCGCCGGGCACGTAGTTGTAATAGGTTGCTGCCAATGCTGGCGCAACACTCGCACAAAGGAGCGCAACAACGGCAAGCAGCACGACCAATGGACGGCGGACCTTGGACTGAACCTTGCTCAAAAACTCCTCAGCCATGTGAACCTCCTTGTGGTTCGTGTGGTTAGGGGCTGGTGTGCTGTATGTGAGAGTCCAGCACACCGGCTCCGTGCTCATATCTCCAGCACCATTGGGGGTGCCCAAGACCATTTACGTTCCTCGTTCGCGCTCATTGATCGGCAGCCCCGCACGGGCCTGCGTCGCCAAGCGAACGATCCGCTCCAGCACCACTTCGGCGCGCGTGAATGCGACCTGGGCATCCAGCGGCCACGTGCGCAGCGCGTGCTGCGTTTGTTCGATCTGCTGCAGGCCGGCAGCGGCCTCGTCGCTGATCAGCGGGATATAGCGCCCCGCGACGCGTTTGTCGGCTTGTGGCAGTGTCACCACCATCCTCCTTGTGTCCCCACCGGCCTTGGTACGGATGTCATTCGGCGTCGCTGCGGGTGGCAACGGGCGAGCGTGCCACCACACCGGGTGCTATGCTTGCGCGATGCAGCGCATATGTGCTATACTGCTGATCGTCCACATTGGTACATTCCATGTGCAACGCGTCCCTGCTTGGCCGCTACGGGGCGCGTTGTTGTGTCCGTTCCTTCTCCCTCCAACTGAAAAAATTCCACATCGACGCCCGGCTTTGCAGCCAACCGATCCAGCGCTCCATCTGGGCGATGGTGTCGTCCTCGTCGCGCACCTCGCTGCGGCGTTTGATGAGCTGCATGCTGACGGCCTCCCAGTGCTTGGGGTCGTACACCGTGGCCAGCGACAACGCTTGCCCGCAGCCGGGACACGCGGTGACGCTCGCGCCGTCCTGCGTCACGTCGTCGAACTGGGGCTGTGCTTCGTCACGCAGCTGCGACACGACGAAGAAGCGATCGCAGCGCGTGCAGGCCAGCTGCGCCAGCAGCACGATGTCTTTAGGGTGGCCAGCGCGATCTTGGCCGCACAAGGGCACAATCGGCGCGGGTGTGTTCTCGATCCGTTTGGCCTCACGATCCAGTGTTTTCATGGGGGTGTGTTCCTTCCTTCCCCGCTGCTAGGCGCTCAGCACCACGTCGCGCAGCTCGTGCACGACCCGGTAGCTCGGTTGTTCATCCGGCCACTGCTCTGGGGGCAGATCGTCCAGCCCCAGCACGGTGTCGTCATACACCGGCTCCAGCAGTTCCCACTCGGACGCAGCGTCCAAGCCCTGCTCGACCAAAAACGCGGCGATCACGTCGGCGTCGCTTGGGGCTTCCGGCACGGTGTCGGCGATGCGGTCCTGCCAGCGCGCAGCGCCCAGCACGGCCCACTTGATGGCAGCAAAGCGGTCCTTGACGCGCGAGGTCAGCCCCGACGGGCGCAGCCATTGGAGATCGTCGCGCTCAGGGATGGTGATGGTGTGCATGATCTCGACGCGCCCCGACTGCATGTCGTAATAGGCTTGGGTTGCGGCGATCACGGGCAGTTCCGACGTCAGCACATCGACGTGGCCGGCGATGATGCGGGCGGTCTTGTGCGCGATCGTGGTGACGGTGGTCGTTTCTTGGTAAATCAGTTCCAACATTGGTGTGTACTCCATGTGTGGCAGGCTTGGCTTCTGCCGGGTGTTGGTGGGGCGGCTTGCTTACCGCCCCGCGCTTTCGAGTTGTTGCGTGGGTGTGGTCTGCGGCACCTCCTGGTCTTTCGTATGTACGATTGTACTATCAATAGACCGACGCGACAAAAAAAGGGCCCGCAGGTATTCGTCGATAGCCCAACGGACCACCGCGTTGCGGCTTACCTGCTTCTGAGCAGCGATGTCATCAAGTTGCGCCTGCTGGTCGTCCGAAACAATAACCGAGAATGTTGCCATAGCTCGCTCCTTGGACTACTAATAGACCAATTGTACATCTAACTGTATCGGTTGTCAACAGTGAGTTTTTGCACTATAGTGGACATGCAGAAGGACAAGTGGACACATGGAACACCAGCAGCCATCAACACTGGCCGCGTTACTCGCGCGCCAAATGCGGGAACGGGGATGGAGTTTACGCGACGCCGAGCGAGAAATCGGCATCTCCAAAACCGCTGTTCGCAACATTCTTGAAAAGCCGAATGTCGTACCAGAATTAGAAACACTTTCCAAGATCGCGAGCGCACTGGATCTTCCGTTGTGGCGTGTTATTGAGGTGGCGGGGTTTGATCTCGACTTAAGTCGTGCTCCATTGGAGAAAGCTCAACTCCTTGCATCGCTTGTTGCGACGGTACCGGAACTTGATTCTCAGCTCCATCGTTTAGATCAATGGTCGCGTGAGGATCTGCAAGGGTTGTTGGCATATATTGAGGTTGTGGAGAAGCGTCGAGGTCGCGCATAGCTTGGCGCATATGCAGCACGGCATCGACCCACCGGCACACCAATGTGCGGTTTATACCATCCATAATATCCTTTTGGATCTAGAACGTCCGTTCGCATTATACCGATCTTTAACGCAGACGCAACCTTCGGGGATGCGCCACGTATCATTTTGCTGTATCCTACGTCAAAGGGGGAGAGGAGAAGCGTATGTCTATTCTTGGTCGCATCCTTGTGCTTGTAAGCTCGATCCTATCGGCATGGCGGTATCGCATTTCCTTGGCGGAAGGTCCCGGCAGGAAGGTGGCATGGGGGTGTTTACCCATCATTGGAGTATTCGTAGCGTGTAGCTTCCTCAGCAGAGCGGTCGGTGGCGGTCCTGACACTGCCGTGAGTAGTCCATCTGCATCAGCGCAAGCGGTTGCTGTGGCGAGCGCACCTGCAACTCCACGCATCAGCGGTGCTTCGGCATCAGCAGCAGCACCGCCAACGGCAACTATCGCACCGACGCAGCCACCGGCACCAACTGCAACGACAGGACCAACGAACACACCAGTTCCCCCAACGAACACACCAGAGCCGACACAAACGCCCGCGCCCCCTACCCCAACGTCGGGGCCACCCACACCTACAGCCTTTGCTGATGATCCGGCAGTACAAGCATATCTCGCGGCGATACAAGACCCGGTAAATGATATTGGGGATGCGTTGGGTAACGTAGGGGAGTTGTTTCAGGCCCCGCGCTTTGGGCAGGATGACTGGACACTTGATGTTGTGGTTCAGTTCGTCACGATTCAATCAGCCCATACGACAGTTTCTGAAATTACCAATGTGCCTGCGATCTTTCAACCGGCACACACAACCTTGCTGCAAGGAACAACGGCGTGCGATCGTGGTACACGCGAGGCGACACGCGGAATTGATGACCGTGATGTCGCCCTGATAGAAGCTGCAACAGCATCGATTGAGGAGTGTGGAACGAAGATGCGCGAAGCGACGGCATTAATTCCACAGCAGGATTGACACCGAATAGTGCCGTGTGCTACAGTGTTTTTTGCCAGTCTTGCTTCGGCAGGACTGGCATTTCTTATTTAACGCACGCGCCACCGTTCCTATGTCGCACACGCCCTCCGCTGTTCCTATTCGATGCCCGCACACGGGGTGCCGCTCGGTGCTCGCCACGATGAGCACGGACGGCTGCGCGCTGACACTCGGCAGCGGGCATGTGCGGCGCGACACCACCACCTTGTATTGCCCACGCTGCCGCACCAAGCGGGTGTGGCGACCGAACCGCGCCTGCTGCGTGCGCGGTTCCCCTCCTTCCTCCTCACACGCCTCCTCGCCTCCTTGACGGCTGCGCACGTGCGTGCTACTATGCGAAGCAGAACTTCATAGCAGCGCCCGTTGTTTGTGCGGGCGCACCGGGAGATGAGCGCCCCGATCGATCCTCTACATGAGGGTTGGTCGGGGCGTTTTGTTGTGCCGCGAAAGGATCTAGGTATGCGTCCAAACGAACGAACATCACAATATTTACTCGGTCTGTACGGAACGTTGGGCGCAATTGCACTCTCATTCCTCTTCTATGTGGTCGGCGTTGAAGTGCTAAAACAACCCGCAGGTGTTGTCAATATCTTTATGAATGGCTTAACCATCGTTATTCCTGCAATAAGTTTATATGTTGCAGCGATCTTCATTCTTAAGCGCATGAAGCTAGAGCTAGAGCAGCGTATGACAACGCAGCAACAGCAAGCTGACGAACGCAGTGATCGCACTGCACACAAAGCGGCAGAAGCGACGCTCGATAGACTCGGCAACGGCGACCCAAAAGGCACAAAGGCGCGGCAGGCAATTGCAGATACCGTCAAAACCGTTGTACCAGATTCAACCGCCGATAGAGTGCTCGAAAAGTTGCAAGGCGATGAAGTACAGCACGACGCACGCACGCAGAACCGCAAGAATGGCGGCACACAACCACTGGGAGAATAATCATGGCCTATACGATTGAGCGCATCGTTGGTGCCAGTTGTGACTACTCCAGCACCTACGTCGCGTATTCTCAAGGACACACAACCCAATGATTAACATTGCAATCGGCGCGGGACACCACAACTGGGATCGCGGTGGACATCCCGGCGAGTTCGAGTTGGTGGCCCCCATCACCCGCGCGCTGCTGTACGAGCTGCGGCGCTATCCCAATGCTGAGGTTCAATGCTACACGCCGGGCGAAGGCTTCGGTATCTTCAACGGTGGCTTGCAAGCGGCGGCGCTGGGCGCGGCTAATCTGCGCTGGCGCAACGGCCAGTCCACCGACCTGATCATCGAGCTGCACTGCGAAGGCAACAGCGCGGGCAACGCAGGGCGTGGCAACTTCTCGATCTATCCCAACAAGTTCGGCGATCTGGATAGCGAGGTGCGTGACACGCTCGGCCCGCTCATCGCCCGTAACCAGCAGGCGCAAACCGGTATTCCGCCGCGCGTGGTGCAGGGCGGTCACGGTGTGATGCCCGAAACATTTACGGGCGTCGGCAGCGTCCCCGCGTTCCGACTCGGATTCTTGTCAGCCACGGCGTTCGCGAAAGCGACCATGACGCGCACGATCTTCGAAACAGGTGCGCTCTCCGCTCCGCTCGATTACAACGCCATGCTGAAGCAAAACTTCGACGTGGCGACCGCGAAAGCGATCCGCAACGCGCTGGCGGAGCACTACAAACTGGGCACGCCCAAGCCGTACACGCGCGTGGAGATCACGGCAAGCGAACTGAACGTGCGCGCCGATGCCATGGTGAGTGCGGCCAAGCTGAGCGCGCTGCCGCAGGGCAAGCAGGTGGATGTGTTGGTACCGGCTGGCGGGTGGTACGAGTTACCGGCGCATGAACAACACGCCGGTGCCTGGATCAACGCGGGCTTTACAAAGGTGGTGGGCTAAATGCGTGAGCAGAACGAACAGCAGGCTGGGGAACAGCCGGTCGATACCACGTCGCAGGTCAATGTGAGCTTTGGGACGCACATCATCGAGCAATTGCGCCACATCAACGGCACACGCCACGCCGACGAGCACAACGGCTACGACGCGCGCCCACCGCATAAGGTGGTGCATCAGGTCGTGGCCGACGTGATCGCCGACAACGGTGTTGCGCTATGGCGCGCTGCGCAGGGGGAGCGGCAGTAATGGCCGAGGTGTAGGGACCGATCTGGTGGATGCCGAAGACAAGGGCGGGGGTGTTCCCTCCTTCCTTCCCGCGAACGATGACAACTATGACACCTAAAAAAGGTGCACACAAGGGCACCCACCTGCGTGCAGATTGGCAGGACCGCTTTTTGAGCGGCTTGCGCGATCTGCCAAATGTTACGCACGCCTGCAAGCGGGCACAGGTGTCACGAAACTTCGTGTACGAACAGCGGAAGGAGGATGCCGCATTCGCCACCGCGTGGGACGAGGCGCTTGAGGAAGGGCTGGACGCGATGGATGGTGAGATGATGCGCCGCGCGTTCAAGGGCACGCTTGAGCCGATGGTATCAGCCGGCAAGAAAGTGTGTACGGTCCGCAAATACAGCGACACGCTCGCCATCTTTCTCGCAAAAGCGCATCGTCCCGAACGATACCGCGACACGGTGCGCCAAGAGATCACCGGCAAGGATGGCGGCCCGGTGGATATGAAGGCAACGCATGAATTCGACGACGCCCAACTCCTCGATCTCGCCGTCGCCCTTGCTGACGCCGAGCGAGCGCGGAGGGTTGCAGCAGCTGGCTCAGCAACAACAAACGGCGTGGCCGAAGGTCTACCAAAATCGTGAAACAGGCCGCTACTATCGACCACATCACGACGATGAAGCACGATTCGTGTTTGGTGACACACCGCGCTACGCCTTGGCGAAGGGTGGGGAAGGTGGCGGTAAAAGCGTTGCGGGCATTGTTAAAACACTGGAGCGTGTGCGGCGCGGCATGTACGGCGCGATGGTATCGCCCGATCTCCCGCACTTCAAACGCTCGTTGTGGCCGGAGTTTCGGCGCTGGTGTCCGTGGCATATGGTGGTACCGGAACACCAATACCGCAAAAATGCGGCCTGGGAGCCGCGCGAGCCGTTTTCGTTGGTGTTTGAGGGCGGCGGTACGTTGCTGTGCGGTGGCATCGAAGACCCGAGCTCATGGGAAGGTCCAAACCTGCACTTCGTCCATTTTGACGAAGCACGCCGCAAAAAGACCGCAGATGCGCTCAAGGTGCTCGATGGACGTGTGCGATTGGTGGGTCCGCTGGGCGAGCTTCCCCAGCTGTACATCACCACAACGCCGCGCAAGCACTGGTTACATGAATACTTTGGGCCGTTGGACGACGTTGACGATCCGTTTGCATCGTTTAAGCGAGATAGCTTGGTGATCAACTTGTTGACCAAAGACAATGCAGCCTATCTTGCGCCCGGCTTTGTTGAGCAGCGCCGCCAATCGCTGACCGAAGCGGAAGCGCGCGTGCTGCTCGATGCCGAGTGGGAGGACATCGACGACATCGAACGCTTTCTGCCGTCGATCACCTGGTGGGATGCGTGTCGTGAGGTGCTGCCGCCGCTCGATGCACGGACGCCGCTCGTGCTCGCCGCCGACGCCGGTGTGAGCAACGACAGCTTTGGCCTGGTGGGGGTCAGTCGCCACCCACAAGACGACACACGTATCGCGGTGCGCACCGTTCGTGTATGGGTACCAAAAAAAGGTGTGCCGCTCGACTTTGATGTGATCGAGAAGGAGATCACCGCGCTGTGTGAGCGCTATCACGTAGTGCAGCTTGCCTACGACGCCTACCAACTGCACCAGATGATGACGCGGCTCCAAAACAACGGCGTGGTGTGGACCAAGGTCTTCCCGCAGGGCGACGACCGGTTGATCGCCGACAAAGATCTCCTTGACGTGATCACCCAGAAGCGGATCGCGCACGACGGCAATGCGGAGCTTCGCCAGCATGTGGATAACGCCGACCGCAAAGTGGACGCGGAAACGCGCAAGATTCGGATCGTGAAGCGCAGTCAGTCGGCGAAAGTGGACTTAGCAGTCGCGCTCTCGATGGCGGCGTACCGCTGCCTCAAGTTGAACTTAGGCTAACGATAAGGTGATGAAGCAATGACACGACCGCTCGTCTTTCGCTCTGTTCCTCCTGACCTGCAGGCGCGGGTCCGCTTCGGCGTGGACATCGCAGCGCTGGACGAGGTGATCGACGGTGACACATGCCGGGTGCTGTTGTTGCGGCATGTTGGCGATCCGGGCTGCATCGACATTCGCATTCGTGATTTGGATAAACATGAACTGCATGATCGCGACCCGCTCCTGGTGGGCCAGCTCGCGCAGGAGCGCCAAGAGCTTGTCAATCTGTTTGTGGTGGTGGGGCCGGTGTTCACGGTGCACTACCAGATAACCCGGCGCGGCAATGTCGTGATGTCGTTCGAGCGGGCGGTTGCGAGCATCCTGCTGGACGATGGACGCGACGTGGCGACGTCGCTGCAGCCGGTGCGTGCGGCGCGCGTTGCGCGGTTGCGCAAGGTAGGGATGTATCCACAGCAGAAGGAGCACAACAGCCATGGCGTATGAACTTGGACGGCTGTTTAAGCCCGATCCAAACGATAGAAAGTTCCCGATGCGTGCCCAGCTGCCTGCCGATGTGGTGGAGCGCACCATCGTGTACCCCACCGGGCCGGTGCTCGATCAAGGTGCCATCGCGTGCCCGTTCGCCGATACAACACACCCTTTTTGTAAAGAACGTGGCTTTTGTGTTGGGGCCGCGTGGCGGCAACTGCTCACAAGTGCGCCGGTTGTGGTGAAAGGCGGCCCCGGCCTGCTTGACGTGTACCATGCGGCCCAAGACGCCGACGAGTGGGAAGGCGGGCCGGAAGCCTATGCCGGCTCAAGCGTGCGGGCCGGGGCCAAGGTGCTGCAGCGCCTGGGGTATATCGGAGCCTATCTGTGGGCCGATGGCGCGCGCACCGTCCGTGATTGGATGTGCGCGGGCAAGGGCGGCGTGGTGGTGGGGTCGCTGTGGTGTGATGGCATGAACGAGCCGACCAAAGAAACTGGCTACACCGTGAAGCTGACGGGCCATGTGCGCGGCGGCCATGCCTACTACCTGCCGGTCTACAGCAAGCCACGTGGAGCGTATCGCATCCTGAATTCGTGGGGCCGCACATGGGGCGAGAACGGGCGGGCCTGGCTGCTCGGCGAGGACTTGGAGCGGTTGATTGGATGGGATGGTGAGTGTTGTACGCCACACGAGATCAAGCTTAATGCGGGGAACGGCAACCGATGACAAACGGGCAGCTGCTCAACAAATCGGTCACGCGGGGGGATCTCCCTTCTTCCTTCCCTCGTGGTACGGGGCTGTGGGAGCTGGTGATCGCCGACGCCCAGCCCTCGGGCCTGCCGTTGCCGCAGCATCCGCCGGCGTATTGGACACGGCACCGCGATTACGTGCTGCGCTCCACGGTCGAGTACGAGTCGATGTGGGCCAGTGCCGTGAGCATCGCGATCACCAAGATGGCCGCGCTTTCATGGTGGGTGCAGGGGCCACAGCCCCGCTTGCGCAGCGCCGCACATGATCTGTTTCACCAAGCAGACTTGGGCGGGGGCTGGGTATCGTTTTTGAGCAAGCATCTGCAAGACTTTTTATGCACCGACAACGGCGCGTTTATCGAAATCGTGCGGGCCTCCAAAAGCCGGGGCGCGCGCATCCTGGGAATTCGGCATCTGGACAGTACCCGCTGCCGGCGCACGGGCGACGTCGAGATCCCCGTCATCTACACCGACCGGCACAGCGTGGAGCACGAGCTGCGCGCACACCAGGTGCTGATGCTGGCCGACATGCCTAACCCCGGCGCGACGTTCTTTGGCGTGGGGCGGTGTGCGGCGTCCAGGGCGTACCGGGCGATCTACAAGCTGGCCGTGATGGAGCAATACATCGCCGAAAAGATGTCCGGCTCGCGGCCCCAAGCGATCTATATCGTCAACGGCATCACGCAGCAGCAGCTCGGCGACGCGGTCGCGGCAAGTGACGCGCACCAGGCGGCTAAAAAGGTAGTGGCGTTTCGCGGTGCCGTCGTCGTGCCCGTCCTTGGTGATGTCGCGGCAAGCCTGGTGAGTATCCCGCTCGCCGAACTGCCCGACGGCTTCAACCGCAAAGAAGAATGGGACATGGCGCTGCTGACCTATGCCAACGCGATCGGCTTAGACCCGCAGGACCTGCAGCCGCTGACCGGGCAAGCGCTGGGCACGGGCGCACAGTCGCAGGTACTCGACGATAAGAGCGGTGGCCGAGGTTTGGCCGCGTGGCGACAACAATTCACGCACGCCGTCAACGAGTGGGTCACGCCGGCGTCCTTGACGTTCGGCTTTTCGGAGCGCGACTTGCGCGACCGCAAGCAGCAGGCCGACGTCGAGAAGGTGGAAGTCGATACCGTGAATGCCGCTATCGAGAAGGGCGTGATCACCGCTGTGCAAGGGCTGCAGCAACTGGTCGATCGCGACGTCTTCCCCGAAGCGTTTTTGTCCGCCGGCGACACCACGCCTGTTGCAGCACTCGCCGATGGGGAAAAGCCGCAGGAAACGGTGAAGGAGGCGAGCGCGGCCATGGCGTTGATCGAGGACGAATTGGCAGCGGCGCAAGCGCTGTATCGCGAGATGACGACATGATCACCACACGCGACGTGCAGGGGATCGTGCGCCGTATCGATGGCACGCCATGGGGAGGGGTGCGCGTCCAGTTCACGCTCGACCGTTCGACCTGGGACGGCGACGCGCTCTATCCGCGCGATGCAAAGTCGGTGCTGAGCGGTGCGGATGGCCGCTTCACGGCGACACTCTGGACCAATAGTCTGGCGGCGCTGCCAGTCCGCTATGTCGTGACATGGCCCGGACGATCCGCATCGTTCGTGCTCGCGCCCGGCGACGGCCCGATCGACATCACGGAGGTGCTGACGGGCGCGCTGCCCGCCCATACGCCCGTTGGAGCGGCAACGGTTGCCGATGTGGTTAATGCAGCGGTCGCACGGCACAACGCCGACGCGTTTGCGCATCCCGGACTTGGAGGCGGCGGAGCGTCCGTCGCCCTGGCTGCTCTGGCCGGCCAAACACTCGGCGGGCATCGCGGCGTGTGGTGTGATGCGCAGGGACGCGCGTGGTATGCCAATGCAACGAACGACAGTGCCGAGCGGGTTGCGGGCGTGACGCTGCATGCCGCAGACGTGGGTGGAACCATCGCCGTGCAGTCAGCAGGAGAGATAACGGAAGCAGGATGGAATTGGCAGCCGGGGCCGGTGTTCTTGGGCACCAACGGCATGTTGACACAGACACCGGCGGCGAACGCCGCGTTGGTGCAGATTGGAATCGCGTCGCGTGCAACGGCGCTCATCGTTCGTATTGGTATTCCTTTCTTTTCAGTGGCGCTGTAGGAGGCGTAACACATCATGCCAGCAAAACCATTTTTTCGGCGTGTCGGGAAACAAATCATAGAAGTGTTGGGTGTGCAAACATCGGCAGGGGCGGCAAACGGCGGTGATATTGTGGCGCTTGACGATACTGGGCGCTTGCATTCAAGCATGATGCCAAGTGGCATTGGCGCGGACACGACGACCGCTCCAGCATCAGAAGCGTTGGCTGCCGGAAACTTCGTGAACGAATGGAACGATGCCGGCACCGTGCGCGTCCGCAAAGCGGATGCGACCAGCTATAGCAAGCGCAGCACGGGCTTTGTGTTGGAAGCTGTTGCGTTGGGAGCAACAGCGACGATTCACCATGAAGGGACGAATACGGCGTTGACCGGACTAACGCCGGGTGAAGACTATGTGCTATCGGAAACACCCGGCGCGGTGAGCTTGACCGAACCCGCAGCACCAACGGCGAACAAGATCCTGCAGCATCTTGGGCATGCACCATCGGCCACATCGCTCAGCTACGAGCCTGATCAGCCGATTGTTCTCGCATAATGACACCACGACGACCATTTGTACGTGTTGGAAAGCAGCGGGTAGAACTGCCCGCCGGCGACGTGCTGCCCACGGATGCACTCGGCACGGGCACGCGCGACGCGACCACCGCGCTGCACGGCGACGGTGTGTATCGCGTGCCGGCTGGGGCGATCGTTCGTGACTATGGCGTGAGTATCGCCGGTGCCGAGTTCGATCACACAACAATCGGCACCGAGGGCGTCGAATATCGCTACGACGATCTTCCTGGAGCGAACAACAGCCGCTTCGCGTATTACACCGACAAAGGTTTGCGCTGCCTGCGCATTCCGCTGATGATCGAGCGCATCTACGACCGCGCGACACAAACGCTGTACCCCAGCGCGATCACCAGGATCAACGACCTGTTGACAAGCGCGCAGGCGACCGGTGTGGTGCTGTTGTTCGACTTCCACCAGTACGCCCGCTGGTGGGCGCTGCCATGGAGTACACCCGACGGCACGCCGTGGACCAGTGCTGATGGACCGGCAGTCAAAACGTTTACCGCCAAGTTTGCGCAGCAGTTCGCCGGGCACGGCAACTTTTGGGGCATCGAGATCAACGAACCGTACGATCTGATCGCGGAGTTGGGCACGTTTACCGGAACAAACCGCTACGACTGGACATCGACCACCCAGGGATGGATCAGGTCGAGCGGACCTGCCACCACGGTGTCGGTCGTGGACGGCAAGCTGCGATTGAGCATATCGCTGGCTGCGGGTGACAACTTTCTGCGCATGGAAGCCCCGCCCAACGGCGGCGTGTTGCCCGGTGGTGTGTTGCGCATGGAGGTTACGGTACCGGCAGATGGGCCGAGCGTCAAGGCGCGTGCGGAGTGGCAAACCGGATCGCCGAACTTTGCATGGCAGCAACTTGGATTCGCGACGGTGAATTGTCCCACCGGCGCGACAACGGTTGTGCAGCAGGACCATGGCACGATCGCCGATACGGCGAACGCGTTTGGATTTCAGATCGATGCCACTGTTGCAGCAGCAACCACATTGGTGATCGACATCGACAATTACGCGCAGGGCAGCGTGACCGGAGGCCGGGCCGCAAACGAGGTGTGGCACGATCTCGCGCAACAAACGCTTGACGGCTACCGCTTGCATTCTAGCAAGGTGTATTGCGCGCAAGGCTACCAGTACGCAGGCTCGGCGGATTGGCGTGTGCATAATGAAAACTTCAACCTCGTTGATCCTGCGAACAACACGCTGTACACCGCGCACGTGTATTTTGACAAAAATCGGGCGGGCGACTACTTCAATCCGGAGTTTTCGGGCACGCCGTCCACGTACGAGTGGGAAGAAGCGACCGAGCAGACGGGCGTACAGCGTGCGCAGCCGTTTTTGGACTGGCTCACGGAGAAAAACAAGCTCGGCATGTTTACCGAGTTCGGTATTCCCAACGATGATGTGCGTTGGATCACGCTGCAGAATAATTTCGTCAACCACATCGTGTCTCACCCAAACATCAGGGGCTTGGTCGCGTGGGCGGGTGGTCCGCGCTGGGGTACGTATCGGTTGAGCCTAGAGCCGACCAACGGCGTGGACGCGCCACAAATGGCGACGATTGCCAACCGGCCTACGACGGTGGAGATGGCGACGAAGGCGGCGTTTGATGCACATGCGACCAACACCACCAACCCGCATGCCGTCACGTCCAATCAGGTAGGCTCAAAGGTCAGTGCGAATGGCGCACCGGACACCGCAATCGGGACGACGGCAACACTGGTGGGGAGTGTGACGATCACGCCGAAAACCATCACATCCAAGATCGCACTCACGGCGCGGGCCGACTTGCTCAAAGACACCGGTACAACCATGCGGAGCGCGACGCTCCAGCTCCGACGCGGTACGGCAAACACCGACCCACAAGTCGGGCTGGAAAGCATGGTGGACAGCCAGCCGGTTGCCAGTACGCGGTTTGGCCCGGCGGTGATCACCACAACGGATGCGCCAGGCGTCACGACCGCTGTGACGTATTCGCTGTGGGTTGTTGGTGCAGCAGCAGGTGGCACGGTGCCGCGTTTTGAGATTACGGCAGCGGAGTAGGACAATACCATGATCCAGGCTGCCGACAACCCGCTCGCATTGACGCACCTGCTCCAAGCGCTCCAGGCTGCTGTTGACGCGCAACTGGACGGCCTGGAGACGGGCGATGTAAGCGCCGAGCAGTGGCAGCGCGAGCTGGAGCGGCTACTGGCTCGCTACCATACGGCGGCCTACCTGGCGGGCCAAGGATCGGCGACGCTCGATGCACCAGCAACGGCGGTGCTGGCCGAAGCGGTGGGAACGGAGCTAGAGTTTCTGGACGGGTTTCGCGTCACGATGGCCGACAGCGACACGTTCATGGAGGGCTGGCGCGCACGGACGCAGTTGTACACCGAGGCGATCGGGGCCAGCTTCAACCGGGGAGCATTTCGGGCATGGCCGCTGCCGGCGCTGCCAAAGGACGGCACCACGCAGTGCTTGAGCCGGTGCCGCTGCCGGTGGGAGATTGTGGAGTTGGAGGGCGAGGGCAATGCCGATTGTTATTGGATCTATGGTGGTGCAGAACGGCATTGCCAAACGTGCAAAGAGCGCGAAGGGCAGTGGGCACCGCTCAAAATCAGGAATGGGAGGCTAGCGCGCTAAGTATGTTCGACGTGATTAAGATCCCCAACGTGTTCGGCCTGGCGCGCCTGGAGCGGGCACTCGACGTGGCGCTCGACGGTGCTGCCGAGGGCGTAAAGGTGGACTTCGACGTGACGACGCAAACATGGGATGCGCGGCCCGACTTTGCGATCACCGAGCATGCGTACGGGCGCAAGGTGGCGACGGCCAACCGCATCTATGGCTACGTCGAGCATGGTACGCCGCCGCATATCATCCGGCCACGTGGGCGCGGACGCTTGAGCTTTGGCACGCCGTACCGGGCGAAAACAGCACCAGGTGTGATCGGCTCGACCGGCGGCGGAAGCGGTGGCAATCGTGTGCTGGCGCGCGTGGTACGGCATCCGGGGACTGCGCCGCGCAACTTTGCCAAGACGATCCGTGACAAGTGGGCCAAGCGCTTACCGGAACAGGTGCAGCGTGCAATTGCGAGTGCCATACGCTAAGGAGGAAGTATGGCTATCGAAGTTGAAGGTGTGGCTGCTGTCAAGATCCAATTCAGCGGAAGCGAACCCGTCCTCGTTGAAAACACGGGGGCAGGTGGGCCGTATGGCGCAACCGATTGGCCGCGCCGCTTGGTGTTTGAGGAACTCGCCCGAGGAGCAACCACGAGTCCGCTCGCACCCGTGCCGTCCCGCATCGAACTGTCGGCGTATGGCACCTACGCGCTGCGACGGTTGGCAGAACAAATCCTTGAGGCTATAGGCGACGATCGTCCCCAAGCGGCGGCGATTGGTCGGCAACACGGGCAATAAAGAGCATGACTAACGAGGCCACCAGCTTAAGCGTGTTCAAGGATGCCAGCGGGCGCTACCGCTGGGTGCTGTTCTCGTCGAACGCCTTTGCGGACCGCGTCGGCGAGATCGTGAGCACCAAGGCACTTGAGAATGACGTGGATCGGGCCGACGCCGACGGGAACTATGGCCCGCTGCGCTGGTGGCACGTGCCGGGGCTGGACATCGGCGACTGCGACTTCAACGCGGTGCATGGGCGTACGTTGGTGGAGTCGGGCACGTTTCGGGACGAAGCGGTGGGGGCCGCCATTGCCAAAGAAGCGGATGGGTTGCAGGCGTCGATCGGCTTTTACGGCACGCCGGACGCCGACGGCACGTTTCATCAGATTAGGCGGTTCGAGCGTTCCCTCCTTCCCAGCGGGCGGGCGTGTAACGCACTGACGAAGTTGTTTGTACATCAGGAGGAAGATGTGACGACATTGAAAGAAAAGCTCGGTGTGTTCACCACCATGCTCGGATCGAAAGAGAAGGCCGAGCAGGTGATTGCCGAGGTGGAACGCATCGAAAAGGAAGCGGACACGGCGGGCGTGGCGTTCAAGGAGACGACGGAACCGGCACCGCCGGCAGAAGGAGGGAAGGAGGAAACGCCCGCGCCAACGATCACGGTCGCGGGACAGGTGGCTGACCCCATCGTGACGAATACCACCACGGGCGAGCAGGTGCCGGCAACGCAAAAGGAACTGGGCGACGTACCCAGCGCCGAAGCGATCGTCGGCGAGATGGTGCGCTCGGAGTTCGAAACCATGATCCGCATGGCGCTGTGGCCGTTGATCGAGCAAAAGGTGCAGGAGGTCATGAGCGAGTCGCTGACTACGGCGTTAGCGTCCGGTCTCGCACAAAAGGACGACACCGACGCACGGCTGAAAGAGGTGCAAGCGCAGCAAGCAACCGATGCCGAGCGCGTGAGCCGCATGGAGCGTGAACTGGCGGCGGCAAAGACGCAGCAGACCAAGAGCGATGCGGCGCTCACGGAGCTGCTCGGCGTGCAGCCGAGCGGCGTGCTGAAAGCGCACATCGCCAGTGAGTCGCCAACCACGAAGGTGAGCGCGGATCACCGGCTGAAAGACCAGCAGCCGGTGATCGATCCGGTGGACTCGTTCATCACCGATTTGTTGGGCGCGGCAGACCAGCCGGCACAGTAGCACGTGGAGAAGAGCGGAGAAGGTTCAAGCACACAGGGGAGAAGGAGACATCACGATGACGAACGCAGCAGCAATCGACTATCGGCAGTTGGCGCAGGCGATGCTCGGCCAACTCGGGGGCGGCGCACAGCTCAAGGCATTCCCGTCGGCAACGCCGAACGCGGTGCCGGGGCACGGACCGGGCGGCTTGTTTTCCACACCGGGCTTGAGCAAGCCGGTGTTTTCCGCCATGGCACTGCCGGGCGCTGGCTTGGCGGCACGCTTGCCCGTCCGCGCATCGAACGAGATGAACCCGCTGCATGCCGTGGTAACCGGCGTGGACGCATCCAGCGGCACCGAGCCGAACGGCGTGTGCGACGATCCGCCCCAAGCGGGCATTCTGCGCAGCTGTACGCTGACCTACACCTACGGGCGCTTTTCGCGCCAATCGCGTGTGTTCGACATCACGCGCTTTGGCAAGATGAACAATCGCGGCGAGTTTTTGGATCTTGCGGTGCAGAACCCGCCGGCAGCAAACGACAACCCGCTGGTTCCGACCGTGCCGGGCGATGTCACGCTGCAGGGTGCGATCAAGGGCGACATCGCCAAGGGCTTGTTCGAGCTGGGCGTGGCGTTCACGCGCGACTTCGCCCGCAAGACCTTTAGCGGCAACCCCGTGAACAACACGGCGGGCGGCGGCTACAAAGAGTTTCGCGGCCTGGACATGCTGATCAACACGGGCTTTGTGGACGCCGTCAACGGCACCACCACGTGCCCGGCAGTGGATAGCTTGATCCAGAACTTCGGCGGTGCCAACATCGCCAACAGCCCACAACTTACCGTCAACCTCGTCGTGGCGATGTACCACCAGCTCAAGCGGCGCGCCTCGATGCTGGGGCTGGACCCGGTCACCTGGGGCATCGCGATGCGCTCGACACTGTTCTATGAGCTGACGTCGATCTGGCCGTGCGCGTACAACACCACGAACTGCTCGAACGCGCAGGTAGGCGCGGACGCCCAGATCCAGATGCGCGACGACATGCGCACCAACAAGTATCTGCTGATCGACGGGGAGCGGGTCGAGGTGATCGTGGACGAGGCGATTACGGAAACCGAGACGGCGGTAAACAGCGGCACCTTCCAATCGGACATCTACTTCGTGCCGCTGCGCATTCTGGGCAGCATCGCCGCGCTGTTTTGGGAGTTCTTCGACTACAGCGGGCCGGGTGCCGCGTTGGATGCCGCACGCATCTTCTCGCCCACGGGCATGTTCAGCGTGTCGGACGGCGGTCGCTTCATCTGGCACCGCAAGCCGGCCAACAACTGGTGTGTGCAGATGCTGGCGCTGACCGAGCCGCGCTTGGTGCTGGAAACGCCCTTTTTGGCGGCGCGGCTGCTGAATCTGCAATACACGCCGCGCCTCATCGACCGCTCGGCCTGGCCGGATGAGCGTGGCTTTGTGGCCGGTGGCGTAGCAGCACGCTAACGGCAGCACATCGAATGAAGACACGTCGGGCATGTTCCGTGTGCCCGACTGAGCAAAGGAGATCGAACGGTGAGCAATGCACCATTTTATCCGGCGGCGGCAGTAGACCGCGCCACGGCAGCCGCAAACGCAGCCGTAGTGATCACGTACCCGGCGATCGCCGGTACGCGCCACACCGTCGAGCAGGTGACGGCGTCGTACAGCGGCGGCACACCGGCAGGCGGCACACTCACGATCGAGGACGGCGCGGGCACGATCGTGTACCAAGAAGACGTGCCGGCAGCCGGGCCGAACCGCATTCCGTTTGCGCCGCCGCTGGCGGGCACGCCGGCCCGCGCGCTCGTGGTGACCTTATCGGCAGCGGGCGCGGGCGTCATCGGCAAGCTGAACGTGCGCCACCGCGTCATGTAGCGGAGGCGCGTATGGGGTGTAACTGTGGCAGCAGCGGGCGCGTGACGACCACCGCCCGCTTAACAAGCGGAGGAACAATGAACGACAGCGTACGCATGGAATACACCGGTCCCAACGCCGGGCCGATCAGCTTTGTGGGCGCGGACCGCACGCGCATCTATCGCGGCGCCGACAACGCCACGAACAAGTATGCCGACGTGCATCCCGACGATGTGCCGGTGCTCGAAGCAACCGGGCGCTGGCGTGTGGTGCCCGTCGAGCAGATCGTGGCCGATGCCAGCGCACCGCCGACCGTCTCGACGAGTGAAGCGGCGGACCGGCTGGGGCTGCAAGACAGTGCCGATGTACGCGCACTGATCGACGCGGGGCAGCTTGACGCCGAAAAGGACGAGCGCGGCCAGTGGCGCATTAGCTACGATGCGATCGACGCACGGCTGGCAACGCTGCGGGCCGAGGCCGAGGCTGCGGATCTGGCAGCACAGCAAGCGGCGAACGCGGGCGCGGAGGCATAAATGGCAATCGACGAGCGCAACATCGTACGTGAACTGCGCGAAACCAACAAACAGTTGAAGCGGATCGCGGATGCCTTGGTGGAGCGGCGACCTGCGCAAGGGGCGGTGTTGAACGTGAGCTACGACGCCGACAAAGATTCACCCAAAAATTTGCTCCAGTTTTTGGATGTTATGCACGGCGGTGGCCGCATCGTCCCTCCTTCCACAAGCGAGGACGATCCGCCGGAAGGTGACGAGTAATGGCCTGGTATTGGTTCATGCTGGCGGTGCTGGCGACGTATCGCGTGGCGCACATGGTGGCACTGGAAGACGGCCCGTGGGACGTGTTCACCCGGCTGCGCACGTGGGCCATGCTGCGCACGCCGGGCGGCACGCTGGAGCGCGGCTTAAGCTGCCCGCTCTGCATCTCGTTTTGGCTGGCGTTTGTGGCGGCCATCCCATTGTCGGCGGGGCTCATCGGCTACATGTTCCAAGCACTGGCGATCGCGGGCGCGGTGGTGGTGCTCTACAAGGTAGTGGAACGATGACAAATGCACCGTTTACGTTTGGTGGCTGGCTGGAAGAGGTTGGTCAAAAGGTTAAAGAGGCAACTGAGGCTGAGCGCGCCGAAGCCGCACGAAAACAAGCGATCCGCGAGCGCCACGAGACGCAGGCCAAAGTGTTGTTCGCCGATCTAGTGCTACTGGGCTATACCGACGCCGCCGTGGAGCGCATCATCGAGGCACTGGCCGCAGCGGAAGCGCGCGGGTACGAGGAGCAGGCAACAGAATGAAGGCGCATCTTAGATACCTGCGCTATGTGCTTCGGCACAAGTGGTTCGTGTTCATTGCATGCTGGCATCTGCGCGTTCCCGTGTGGCAGGCCGTGTGTCACGACTGGACGAAGTTTTTGCCAAGCGAGTGGTTCCCATATGTGCGCCACTTCTATGGCAACTACCCACAGCACGATCCCAAAGATCCGTGCATGTGGATGCGGCGCGGATACTACGGAGCTACCACGAAGGAGATCAAAGAACGCTTTGATGTGGCGTGGCTCCACCATCAAAAGCGCAATCAGCATCATTGGCAGCGTTGGGTGTTGGCCGAGGACAGCGGCGCTGTCTACGCCTTGCCGATGCCCGACAAGCATCTGCGTGAAATGGTCGCTGACTGGATCGGCGCAGGCCGCGCCGTTGGTAAGCCTGACACAGAAGCGTGGTTCCTGGCGAATGTCAACAAGATGCAACTGGAAGACGGCACACGGTATCGAGTAGCGCAAGTCATCAAAGAAGCGCAGCGCAAGGGCTTAATACCATGAACGCCGAACGCATCAAAACAAAACTGGAGCAGGCGGGCATGGCGTGGGCATCCGCACCGCTGCACGAAGGAGCAGGCGATCTCCGCCGTGAGATCCCGCGCTTGCTGGCAACCACGGCGGACCGGCTGACCACAGCGGAGATTGTCGGCCCGCTCCAGGCCGCGCGTAAGGTATCGCTGGTGGGGGCGATGCCCAAAGATAGGCTGCCCGTAGCCGCGCGCAACGGCATGCTGCTGAGTGTGGTGCTGAGCCTGGCCGTGCCGCAGTGGGCCGGTAGCGGAGTGTGGCTGCGCGACATGTTGGCGCGGTTGAAGCGACTCAAGTCGGTACGCACCACGCATGCGGGTTGCCGGGTGACATTGACGCTGCATCCCAGGATCGGATCGGTGGCGCTTACGATCGAGCAGCTGGTGATGGAGGTAAAAACGGCATGATTAGGTGTTTCATGCTCGAACCGATTGGGCGTGCAAAACGTGGCCTACGACGCTTCTCGTTGCGCGACGATGCGCCGTGCTCGATCCATGGCTACCATACCGCCGTGGTGATGATCGAAGACGGTCCATGCACGCGTGATGACAACGGGTACTTGCCACTCGGTGACAGTTGGCCGCACGATGATCCACGCTGGCCGACGCACTGCGCGTGTGGTTATGCGTTTACTGCCGATGATCGGTGGCAATTGTACGTCGAAGAACTCTACCGGCGTGCTGATACGGGCGAAGAATACACGCTCCAATTGTTAGGCAACGACGGAGCAGCACCAGCGGGCGCAATGTGGTACGCGCCGTGGTTTGGTGAACTATGGCAGGGGCCGGACGGCAAAACGCTGATGGTGCGTTTGCCAAGTGGGCACGACTGGTGCGTTGATGGACCGTCTGCGTCGGATGGATATTGGACGCGCACGGGCACGGTACCTAACATCACGGCTATGCCAAGCATTTGGGATAAACGGCCGAACGGGTATCACGGGTGGCTGCAGGATGGCGTGTTAACCGACGATCTCGAGGGCAGAACATACGCATGACACTGTTACCGCTCGACACATTCAGGCAGATCGTCGGTTGGAACCCGTTCCATTTTTGGGGCTTGGGTGGCCCGAGCGCGCCCGTGTCGTCCAAGTGCAACGACGTGATCGCCGAGTATGCCTGGCAAAACAGCGACATGGCGGGCCGCTACGAGGTCCGACAAGCGATCGGCACGGCGGAAGATCGGCTCCGCGAGTATCTGGGCTATGCGGTTGCCCCACGCTGGGCGTCGGCCACGCTGCCGTACCGCATGCCGCTGCAGCTGCCCGAAGGCCATGTGCACACGCTGGGCGTGCCGCGCATCCAGGAGCTGGGCACGGTGCCTGTCACGTCGTTCGATCGCGACGGCGACGAGCTGCTGGACTGGTGGGAAGTGTCACTCCCCGTCGCGGACGATGTGCGAGTAGATGAGCTGGTGGTGCGCTTTGCCGACGCCGACAGTGGTGCGCGGCGCGTGATCCGGCCCGTACGGGTACAGATCGCCAACGGTGTCGCGACGATCGGCGGGGCCACGTGGCTGCTGGTGCGTCCAGACCTGCGTGCCGGGCTGCGGCGTGATCCTCTGGATGCTGCCGATCCGGGCGTGTACGTCAGCGAAGTGGTGGTGGAGCGGCACACCGTGGATACCACACGGGCTGCGGCAGCATCGTGGGAAGGCTCGTGCTGCAGCTCTGCTGCGTCGTTGGAGCATGATCGCTTGATGGTGCTTGACGGCGAGCGCGGCATCATCGGCTTAAACCCGTGCCGCTGCACGTGGACGTGCTGCAGCCCGGCGCGCGTCAACGTGTCGTATCTGGCGGGCTATCCGTTGGATGGCGGGCACATGGCGCGCCACTGGCAAACGATCGTGGCGCGGCTGGCGATGGCCGAGCTGGCACGTCCGATCGCGGCCTGCGGCGAAGCGAACAAGGAATTGCACGAGTGGCAGTTCGATTTGGCGCGCTCGGCGGGCGTGAACGACGAGCAATACCAGATCAGCCTGGCGGATCTCGACAGTCCGTTCGGCACGCGGCGCGGGCAGGTGTACGCGTGGCGGCAGGTGCGCAATCTGCGCCAAGCACGCAGCATCACGATCTAGGGTAACGAGTGACGAGTGCGTAGCTGATAGCTGACGAGAGAAGGAGCAACACACATGGCAAAGTTGACGGCGGACGAGATCATAACGTCCAAGCACAAGCGGGCGTTCATCCAGTATGGTGGCCCACGTCCCGACAACGAATTGGCCTACGGCGGCCAAAACGGCCAGTACATGGCGATCCAAGGCGTGACCGCGCACGAGTCGGGCGACATCGACCCAAGCTACGTGCCCGATCCGCGCTGGCCGGGGCGCTACCGGCTGATCGGACGCAAGATCAGCCCGGCGGACTTGAACGAGGCGGAGATCATCTTCTTCGAGCGGCACGGGGCGATCCCCAAGCAGCTCACACGCGTGGGCACGTTCAACGTGTACGAGGTGGCGGGGCGCTGCCGCGATCTGAGCGACTTCCTGCACGGCTGGGAAGACTACGTGCTGATCTACTCGAATGCGTTGGTGGGCGAGAAAGACCTGGGCGACCGCATGGCGTGGGACGAAGACGAGAACATCGAAGACACGCTGAGCGTCACCCTGGCCGACATCTATCCGATCGGCCAACTCAGCTTTGGCGAGGGCGCGGCCCAAGCGGTCACCACCGAGGTGCTCGACATCGCCTACGGCACCTTGCAATCGATCTGCTCCGACGATGTCGGCAACGAGCGCGTGTACGCGGTCACCAAATCGGACACCAGCCCGGCAGGCATGGTGTATAGCGTGGACGGCGGGCGCACGTGGCAGAGCGCGCCGATCGCGGGCATCGGCGCGACGGAGAACCCCGTGGCGTGTGCCGTCGTCGGCGGCTTCGTGCTGATCCTGAGCCGCACGGCGGGCGCGGTGGATCGGGGCGGCTACTACCTAGCGACGCTGAACGCCAACGGCGTGCCGGGTGCGTTCACCAAAGTCACGTCGGGCTTTTTGGCAGGATCGCAGCCCAACGACGTGTACGTGGCCGGGCCGCGCGAAGTCTATTTCGTGGCCGACGGTGGCTTCATCTACCAGTCCACCGACGTCGCATCGGGCGTGCGGGTGTTGAATGCCGCAAACGCCACCAGCGCCAACCTGCTGCGCATCCACGGCCAGGACGACACGCTCGTGGCGGTGGGAGCCAGCGGCACCGTGGTGATGAGCACCAATCGCGGGCGCACGTGGGCCACCACGCTGGCGCAGCCCGCAGCGGCGAACATCCAGGCCGTCGCGGTGTTGGACGAGCAGCGCATGTGGGTGGGTACGGCGACCGGCAGCGTGTTTGTGACCGCAAACGGTGGAGCGTCGTGGATGGAGCGGCAGTTTGGCGGCACGCTCACGCGCATCGACGACATCGTGTTCGCGACGGACGAAGTGGGCTATGTGTCTGCCGTATCCGGCACCACGGCGCGGATCTTTGCGACGTGGAACGGTGGCGCGGACTGGACGGCAAACGCGCCGCGCATCCAGAATTTGCCCACCTTTAGCCGGGCGAATCGTTTGGCGGTGCCGAGCGACAGTGACGCAGCGACGGCAGCCAACAACGTGGCCGTGGCGGGCTTGGGCGGGGGCGGCACCGACGGCTTACTGCTGCTGGGCGTGGCCGCAACCATTTAGGCAGAAGAACGGAGCGGGAAAAGGAAGGGCGTGTGCTCCTTCCTTCCCGAAACAACGATGATGATTGATTTGTTACGAGATGTCCTGGACGTCAGCCTGCTTATGCTGGGCATCGTGATCGTGTGGGTGGTGATCGTCGCCCTCGTGATCGGCGTTCGGCAAGCAGTGGCGCAACAAAGGAAGAAATAAATGTCAGACACACCGACACGCGCAACGGCGGGCAATCCGCCGCGCAGGATGGTTCCTCCCACCTTGTACGATTTTACATTTCAGGACACGGGGATCAGCGTCAAGATCGCAAAACAATCGCCGCACATCGGCGCGGAACTGCGTAAAGCGTTTCCGCCACCCAAGCCGCCCAAGCAACTCGTCGAGTTTGCCGACGGCACCAAGCGGGACGAAGCGAACGAGTCCGACCCGGATTACCAGCGCGAGATGGAAGACTACAACCTGATGCTGGAAGCGAAGATGCGCAGCGTGCTGATCAAGCGCGGCGTGATCTGTGACGTCGATACCGAAGCCGTGAAGGAACTGCGGGCGCAGATGGACGCGATCGGCGTGACGCTGGACGCCGACGACAAGGTGGTGTACATCACCCATATCTGCGTCGGCTCGGAAGATGGGTATAACGAGTTGGTCGCGGCGCTGACGCAGCGCGCCCAGCCCACGGACGCGGCGGTGAACGAGGCCGCCGCCGACTTGAAAAGTTAAGTACAAGGGCCGTGACATTTTCCAGTGTCGCGTGCCCCGATCGGGGCTGAGCTACGCGCCCCAAATGGAATGGGCGCTGGCCGCACACTGGTGGGGGTACCAACGCATCGAAGACTTCGAAGCGCTGGACACGGAAGAACAAGCCAAGCTGATCGCGGTGTATCGCGCTCAGGCCCAAATGGAGGCGGTGGTTGCGCATGAACAATCAAAAGACGCAAAGCGCAAGCAGCGCACAACCAAGAAGTCCGGCGGCAAGCCCGGTGGACCGTGAGCAAGAGGTTGCGAACATGATTTCGCAGACAACCAACGCATCAGCGGTTGATATAGATAACCTGAAGCGTGCGTTGACAGGTATTGATCGTCACACGACGGCACTTAAGAAAGCGTGCGAGAACATTTTGCGCGCTGCCGAACAAGGCCTGCGCGAGCCGTAACATTCACACAACCTACTCCACGGATCAGCCGCGCCCCTGGCCCCGCCCCGTGAAGATGACGCCGCCGTGGTAGCCCCACGCCCGCTCATATCGCTAGAACCGATATGCACGCGAGCGTGGGGCTATGGCGTTACAAGAAACCGGCGTCCGGCTGGTAGCACAAAACAAGGGCGGGTTCGTGAGCGACATGCGCGAAAGCGCAGGCGCGGTCACGGGCTTTGCCGATCAAGCCGAAAAAAGCCGGAGTCGACTCGGCTCGTTCGGATCGTCGGTTGCTTCCTCACTCAGCACCGTGGGCAAAGCTGCGCTTACGGGCTTTGCCGTAGCGGGCGCGGCTACCACGGGCTTTGTTGCATCTGCTGTTGGTTCCGCTGCGACCTATGAAAGTACCTTAAATCGATTCGCTTCTGTAACAGGCAGTTCCCTTGCTGCCAGCGGGAAAAGCCTTAACACCTTTTCCGATCTGTTCCTCGACATGGGGGCGCGCACAAAGTACAGCGCCCAAGAAGCTGCCCTTGCTGCTGTAGAACTGGCAAAAGGTGGGATCGATCCGCTCACCATTGCGAGCGGTGCTCTCGAAGCAACCCTGTCGCTTGCCGCAGCGGGCGAGATAGAACTAGCGGCAGCAGCAGAGATCTCCGCCAAGCAGCTTGGGGTGTGGGCCGATACCGGCGTCGGTGCGGTAATGGTTGCCGATTTGTTGGCCCAAGCCGCCAACGCGTCAACCGTTGATATTGATGAGCTTGCGGGCGGTATGGCGAATGTGAGCGGCGTAGCGAAAGCTATGGGCGTGGCGTACAAAGATACCGTCACGACTATGGCGTTGATCGCGCCCGCATTCTCTAGCTCACAAGAAGCCGGAACATCGCTCCGCAACTTCTTTACCCGCCTGATCCCAACAACCACCGCTGCAACCGACGCCATGCGCTCGTTGGGGTTGATCACCGCCGACGGCACCAACACCTTCTTTGATGCCACGGGGTCTTTTATCGGCATGGAAGGGGCGGCGGGTCTGTTGCAAGGCGCGTTCAGTGGACTCACAGATCAACAAAAGACCACTGCGCTCCAAACGATTTTTGGAACCGATGCATTTACCGCTGCGAATGCCATTGTTGAAGCTGGTACCCCAGGCTACCAGGCGATGGGCGCGGCGATGGCGGCCCAGGGCACGGCAGCGGAGCAGGCAGCGGCGAAAAACAAGGGTTATGCAGCGGCGATGGAAGGGTTTACCGGATCGGTTGATACCCTCAAAATCGTGCTTGGCACAGAACTTTTGCCCTTGCTTACCAGCTTGCTTGGCAAAATGACAGAAGGTGCAAACGGGGCACTTACCTTTGCACGGGGCATCCTTTCAGCCGAACGCCCAACTTCGGCGCTGGTCGCCAGCGTGAACAGCGCCGTGCCCGGATTTTCGTCGTTTGTGGCCGGGCTCAGCAGCGCATGGGGAGCAGCCCAGCCGCTCGTTTCTATTATTCAGGGCAATTTGGTGCCGATCCTGGCGACCCTCGCGGCGCTGATCGGCGGCAGCGTGGTGGTGGCGGTAGCCTCCATGATCGTCTCGTTCTTGTCGGCTGCGGCACCGGTGCTGGCGCTGATCGCGGTAGGCGCTGCGCTGTATGCCGGCTGGTCAACGAACTTCTTAGGCATCAGAACCATCATCACGGGCACCGTGATCCCGGCGATCCTGCAGTTCAGCCAGATGGCGCAAGCCGGGTTCAACGCCGTACTGCCGACGCTGGCGATCATCGGCACCCAAGTGCTGGCGCTGGGCGGCAAATTCCAACAGTTCGTGGCCAATCTGCTGCCGGCGTGGGAGTCGATCAAGGCGGCGTGGGTATCGGCGGGTCCGGTCTGGGTCGGCGTGGTGGCCGTGATCATGGGCGCGCTGAGCGGCTTGATCGGCTTTATCGGCGGGGCGCTACCCGGCGTGGGCATCGCCATCTCGGGCCTGGTGCAAATCATCTCGGGGGCGTCCCAAATCATCACGTCGGTGGTGTCGGGGCTGGTCAGCATCGTGGCAGGCTTGCTGACCGGCAACTGGACGGCGGCGTGGAACGGAGCCAAGGCGCTCGTATCCGGCGCGGTGCAGGGCATCATTTCCGTGGTGAGCGGCCTCGTTGGGATCATCTTCGGCATTGTGGGTGGCCTGGTTGCCGGGGTTATTGGCTTTTTCACGAATCTCTATAACGTCGTTGTAGGCCACAGCATAGTCCCCGACATGGTCAACGGGATCATCTCGTGGATCGGTCGGCTGCCGGGCGCGGTGATCGGGTTCATCTCGTCCTTGGTGTCCCAGGCGGTTGCCCAGTTCAACCAGTGGCGTGGGCAGGCCCAGGCGGCGGTGCAGGGACTAGGGAGTGCCGTCACGTCCGCCGTGTCGTCGCTGGCATCCGGCGTCACGAGCCGGGTAGCATCGCTGGTATCCCAAGCGGTTGGGCAATTCAACAATTGGCGAGGGCAGGCCGTGTCTGCTGCCACGTCCTTGGCGTCGGGTGTGATCGGCCAGGTCACGTCGCTGCAAAGTCGGGCGATCGCGCTGGTGGTATCACTGGCCGCGCAGTTCATCGCGAAATTCAACGAGCTGCGGGCGCGGTCGATTTCGGCGATGTCGTCCTTGGCATCGACGATCGCGGGCATGGCCGGGCAATTCATCGCGGCGGCGGTGGGGATCGGCTCGGGCATCATTGGGGGCATCGTCAACGGCGTGCAGGCGGGCGTCGGTGCGCTGGTGGGCGCGGTGCAAGGGGCTGCGCAGTCGGCACTCAGTGCGGCCAAAGGACTGTTGGGGATTAATTCCCCGTCGCGTGTGATGCGCATCGAGGTAGGCCGTCCGATTACGGAAGGCATGGCGCAGGGGGTGAATGACCGGCGGCGCGAACTGACGCGCACGATGGCCGCGCTCAGCACGCTGACGGTGCAGCAGGCCGTGGGCATCGTGCCGAGTGCGCGCGATGCCGCCGTCACACCGCCGGCGTCGGCCCAGCAGATCGTGCGCAACGTGGCGTACAACAGCACCACCACCAACCAGTACAACTTGAACGCCCAGTTCGGCTATCAAGAACCCGCGCGCGTGAGCGACGCGCTGCGCTTATTCACGCTACTCAACGGAGCATAGGATGGACGACGTCGCACATCTACAGGCCGTACGCGGCCAGGACGCGTTCAGCTTGATGAGCGCGGGCATCCATCTGCTGGGCTATGGCGGCTGGGGCAACACGCCCGCGCAGCAGTTTTTGGAGCGCGGGCCGCTGCAGCACGGCGCGACGCGCACCGATTACCGGTTAACGGAGCGCACCGGGCAGCTGCTGCTGGGGTTGGAAGCATCCACGCCCGAGCGCATGGACGCGCTGCGCGACACGATGTACGAGATCTTCCGGCCTGATGCGGAACTGACGTTGGTGTTTACGCGGCACGACCGCAGGGTGCGGGCGTTTGACGGCGTGGTCGGCGACGGGTTGCCCATGGACAGCAGCGAGCTGGAGCGCGTGTGGCACCGGGGCCGCTGGCGCTGGCTGCGCAAAACGGCGGTCGAACTGCTGTGCGCCGATCCGACCGCCTACGACCCGGACACGCGCACGGTGCGCTTTGGGGTGGCAGCATCGGGCAACGGCACGCCGATCCCCACGCCGATCCCCACGCCGATCGGAGCGTCGTCTAAGCAGGATGGGCAGCGCATGGACTACGCTGGCACCGTGCGGGCGTACCCGATCATCACGCTGGTGGGGCCGATGGCAAACCCCACGATCCACAGCCTCACCACGAGCGAACGGTTGACATTCACGGATCTGATTCTGGGTGCCAACGAGCGTGTGGTGATCGACTGCCGCTACGGCAAAAAAACGATCGTGGACAGCGCGAACGTGTCGCGCTTTGCAGCGCTGGCGGAAGGGTCGGACCTGGCGACGTTTCACTTAGCGCCCGCCACACGCGTGGGCGCGGCCCGCGAAAACGTGATCAGCGTGGTTGCCACGGGCACCGGACCAACGAGCGATCTCAAGATCGACTATCACGAGCGCTTTGCAGGCGTGTAGTAAGAAGGAGCAACGATTGTGGCAGAATTTTCGCGACTTTGGGATACGCAAGCAACGGGCGGCGACCGCGTCCAGCTCACACAAGATGACTGGATCTCGTTGTTTCGCAACGTGTTCGCACCGGAGCCGGACAAGATGGGCGTGCTGCGCAAGGTCGGCGGCGAACTAGCCGTGACGGTCAGCGGCATGAACGTGCAGCTCGCCAGCGGTGCGGCGATCACCTATGGCTTTCATTATCAAAACAGTCAAGCCGTGCCGTGGACCGTGCCGTCGAGCGTGAGCGGCCCGACAGGACATGCGTTGTCGCTGCGCGTCAACTGGACCGCACGCACGGTGCGCAGCTTTTTGATCCCCGGCGCGGATGGCAACCCTACGCCGCCGTCGTTCACGTTCAGCCCGGGCAGCAGCTGGGACGTGCCGCTCGCCACGTTCGTTAAAAACACGGACGGCACGATCACGAGCTTGGTGGACCGGCGCAGGCTGTGCGAGTTCGCCACGGTTGTGACGGATGACATGATCGGCACACGCACGCTGGACGCAGCACAAGCACCGCCGACGCCGACGGGGAAATTGCTGCAGCTGCTGAACTATTTACTCAAGGCCATCAACGGCAAGGCGAGCTTGGCGGTGCAAAATTTGTGGACGGAGCAGCAGGTCGTCATCAAGAATACGGTGCAAACAATCACGGGCACCTTTTGGGCGCAGGCCAACATGCGCACGCGCACGCTTGACGGATCGTACCCGGCCTACTCGTTCGAAGACATTCTGCACAACGTGTATGTCGCACTGTACATGGACGAGGGGATGAACCTCCGCACCCGCTTAGGCGACAATCGCGATGCACTGCTGTGGTCATCCATCAACGACGGTGCGAACTCGGGCCTGGATGCCGATCTGTGGCGTGGACGGCAGCTGCATGTGGGACCCACAGCACCGACCGGCGCGGCCCCCGGCGCAATTTGGATCGACACATCGAGCTAGGAGTTTCATATGGCAACGGCGGGCTTTGTCGGACCATTCACGAACTACTTCAGCACGGGCGGCACGGGCGTGTCGAACCAACACGCCACGCGCATCGTGATGCCCCAGGCCGGGCTAATCACCAGTGTGGAAGCGTACTTCGCGGCCTGGTACGGCACGTGCCGGGCGCGCTTGTGCGTGTGGCGCGCGGACGGCACGCTGCTCGCCCAAAGCGCGGAACTGATCGTGGCGGCGGGCACCCAGGCCGTTGACGGCCAGCGCTGGAATGCGGCATCCCTGCTGGCGGGCTACCAGGCCGCGCTCAACCAGGAGATCTGGGCGGGCTGGTGGCGACACCCGGACGATAGCCATACCTGGTCGCACCATGCATCCAGCGGCAGCAGGGTGATCCAAACCACAAACGTGGCGCAACCGTCGGCACTCGCTGTCGGCAGCGTGAGTGGCGGCAGCTTTGGCACCAGGATTACGTATACGCCGGGCACGGGCGGCGGCAGCGGTACGCCCAGGCGTGCCCGCGTGCTGCAAGCAAGCGGCGGCTGGGGACGCTACCCGGTCAAGATATTGGGGGAAGACGGTGCGTGGCGTGAAGAAGAGCTGAAGGTGACCGTATGAGCGGTACATACAAGATCGACATGTACCATCCCGTGTCGGGGCAGCGCGTGGCCGAGATCAGCGACATGGCGTATTTGGCGGTCAATAGGTTCGTGAATGAGCCGGGCGCGATCACGTTTGGCTTAAGCGGCGATCACGCAGCACTGCCCATCATCGCCGCGCACGACGATCTGGACATCGTGGCGCAGCGCCGTGATGACGCTGCCGGACTGCCATGGACGCCGCTACTGGGTGGCCGCCTGGTGCGGGATGAAACGGCGTACGAACACGGCGACCGTACCGACATCATCGCCATGGGCGATCTGGCGCGGCTTGGGCAGGGCGAGATCTTGTACTATCCCGGCACAGCAGGAGCCAACGTATTCGTGAACGTGCCGGGCGAAACGGCGATCAAGCAGATCATCCGCCGCAACCTGGGGGATCTGGCAACCACCGCCAACGGGCGGCTCAAGCCCGGCACACGCGCATGGCTCCAGATCGAAGCCGACGGCGGGCGTGGTGCGATCGTAAGCGAGCGGGTGGCGTGGCAGGGTGTGCTCCAAGCGGTGCAGAAGCTGGCACGGCAAGCGGGCGGCGACATCGATCTCGTCAAGGTGCAGCAAAAGCCGCCGCGCTGGGAGTTTCGCTTTTACCCCGGCCAGCGCGGCCAGGACCGCAGATCCGACGTGGTGTTCGAACTGGCACGCGGCAACATGGCCAAGCCGCGCATCGTGCGCGACCGATCGCGCCGCGCGACCGCGATCATGGTGGGCGGGCGCGGCGAGGAGAAGGATCGCGATCTGGTGCTGCGCTATGCCGCCAACTGGAGTGCGAACGACGATCACGAACTGTTCTACGGCGCAACGGATGTGGATCAGGGCGAGCTGGACATTCTGGCCGCACGCGGCGACGCCGAACTGCGCCAACGGGCGGGCGCGCCGCAGCTGACGTTTCAGCCACTCCAAACACCGGACTACCGCTATATGCAGCACTACAACCTGGGCGATCTGGTACGTGGCCGCTACCGCACGCTGGTGACAACACACAAGGTGGTCGCCGATACGTTTGAGATCACGCAAGGCCAGGCGGAGCGCATCGACGTGGAGGTGAGGCAGCAATGAGTGATCCCCTGGTGCAAGTGGCCGAACGCGTGCATGCCGTCGCCGAGCGGCTCGATACGCAGGTGCGCGGCAACGAGCGCCCGTTGGGAGCGGCGGGCACGCAGTTTCCACCAAGCCCGCGTGTGGGGCGTCGCTTCTTTCGGATCGACCGGCTCACCGAATATGTATGGGACGGCGCGCGCTGGCTCACCACACACGACGACACGCACGGCTTTGGCTTCGCACGTGTGCTGCAGGAGATCAAGGCGACCGACGATCTCGGCAACGGCGTGATCGTGGGACAATCACCGATCGACCAGCGCGCACGAGCCCGTTGGATATACCTGGGCATTCGTACATTCGTGGGGAGCCCCAACGACACTACAAACTATTGGAGCGTGGTGGTGCAGGCGACGGGCGTTGTGGCGAATCGAGCAACGTTGGCAAGCATAACCACAGAACCCGATCCGGTGAACACCACGCGTATGCGGGTGAGCGAGCGCGACCCGGCGAACACCAACGCGCTTGTGGTGCCGATGAACGTCCCGTCCGAGTCGGCGTGGGGCGATCATGTGATCCAGATTCGGGTGATCAAAACAGGAACGCCCGGCAACCTTGCCGTGGCGGTGGATGTGAAGTACCGATTAATCGGATAAGGAGAAGGATATGCCACAGATCATGACGGCAGAAGACGTGCGCTTTGTGCGCGATGTGGAGGTAATGATCGGCGGTGTTGCGGCACGCATGACCAGCACCAAGCACGAAGACGGCGCGATCCAGATCGCGATCACCCTGCCGCCGACCATGCGGCTTGTCACACTGCCGCCGGACACGGCGCTGGGGGAGTTGCCGCCGGGCGGCAGATCCGAAAGCACGTTTGCGTTTGGCACGACGCTGGACGATGTGGAGGAATTGCACGCGCAGCTTAAGTACAAAAAATCACTGGCGGATCTGCGCGCAGAGCAGGAAGCACAAAAGGTTAGCTAGACTTAAGAAATCGGGCAATGAGGGCGAGGACATCATCCCGATGGAGATAGTTACCGTCACGCTGTTCCGATATCCACTCCCATTCTAGATCGTAGCGCTCGAGGTGTGCAACCTCGTACCAAATGCGCGCGACGACAGGATCTTCGGGCACATTACTTAACAATGTGCCCACATACTCGTTCGTTAATTTGCCCTGATCCATTGCGACTCCTATACCACGTCTTTATAGCCGCGCGCGCCACACGCTGGACACACTACTTCATGCTTTGGTGGGAGCGACAGGAGCATGTTTGTTGGATTGGTGTACTCCATCTCGGCACCACACTGATTGCATGCCACACCGGCCCGATGCATGCCACTACGCTGTAGCCGTTCGCGCAACGCCGTTCGTGCTTCTTCTTGTTCCTTGTTGTACTCATCGAGCGTTTTCATGTACTCCTCCTGTAGTCCCCAGCCGCTTTAGGAAACAAGGCTTGCAATAATGTCGCGGTACTCATCCGCCACGCGTTGCCACTCGCGCCCGCCCTTGGACGTGACCCCCCACACTTCCGCCAAAATATCGTTTTGTGAACGTTTCTCGCGCAAAAGCTGGCGCACCCGTTCGGCGCGTGGATTTGTGGCTTTGCCATGCACTGGAAGTGACCCTGCATCAGCTACTACCAACCCACTTCCGTTGCCACTTCCATCTACTTTGTGCGGGGCAACAACGGAAGCGGGCATACCGACCACATCAACCACCGCCTGCCGAATGTCTGCCGGGGTAGCCTGTTTGCCATCCGGCAATAACTGGTACAACGCCTCGTTACTCATCAGCGGCACGCGCACCAGCTGCGGATCGGGCGTGATCTTGCTGCGCAGCATGGCCGTGCCGAGCGGCAAGTGCAGCCCGGTTAACTGGCGCTGTGGCATGCCCAGCAGCACCGAGCCGGTGCGCAAATCGCCACCCAGGTAGTAGGCAGTCAGAAAGTTTTGCCGTACCGCGCCGTCGCCGCCCGTGTTCTTGGCGAGCCAGTCCTGCGCTGCGGTTTCCAAAAACATCCCCACGGCGCGGCCCATGCGTGCCAAGCGTCCAAGAATGTCGGCCACCTCGGGCACCTGCTTGATCACCTCGGGCAGTTCATCGATCGACAGGAACAACGGATCACCCCATGGGGTGCCTTGGCGACGCAGCGCCAAGCGCCGGTCCAACTCGCTGTTCGCCCAGTGCAGCAGCTCGGCGATCTCGCTCGCGGTCACTGCCGGCGGGAAGCGCAAGCGGTTGGTGATCGGTCGCCAATCTTCGCCCGTCGTGGGATCGAGCGGCGTGAATTTCGGATCGGCCAGCACGGCGTCCATGCCGCACGCCAGCAATTGCCCCAAACACAAGCGCTTGATATTCGACTTGCCGGCGTCGGTCGGCCCGGCCTGGGCGATATGGCACAACTGTTTCACCGACACGGTGAGCGGGGTCCCTCCTTCCCCAAGCGCCAACAGGATGCGAGACGGCGCTGGACGAAACGAGTGCAGCACATCGTGCATATCCGTGATGCCGGGCAGGGCGAGCGGGTCCGGCACGGGCGTTACGTCCTCGATCGCAGGAGGGAAGGAAGGAACCACACCCGCCGTTCCGCTATAGCGCGGGCTAGGGTTGTGCGTCCAGTGCGTGAGCTGGGGGAACGGATGCTGGGCTTTGGCGACGGACGCCTTGGCCTTGTGCAGCTGCACCTCGCGCCAGGTGCGCACACCGACATAGCCGGCATAGCCGACACACCACGGCAGCAGCGCAAAGAAGATAGTCCACGAACTGCGTACCGAAAGCACGGACGAGGGCGAAATAGAAGCATAGCTTCTATTGTTCGTAGGGTGATACGGTGACACGGTGCGAGGCTCAGTCGGCGGCGCGATCGTCCACAGCACGACACCGACGAGCGTGGCGATCGCGCCGCCGATGGCAAACCGGACGTACCAAGGTGTACGGTGCATAAGCAACCCCTTATGCTCTGCTATACTAGCGATGCTCGAAGCAACCGTGCTGCAACCCCAGTGCGGGCTGAACGTGCGTCAACACGTTTGGCTGCTTCGGGCATTATAGCACGTCCGCTTAGTAGCGCCGTTCGAA